CTTCATTTATACATCAATTGCGCTCAAGTAAATCAGCTGAGTATCTGAACTGTCCAGAGGGATATTCATTAGAGATGCAGTTGAAGTGGCAGGAAAGCCGAACAGGAGATGAAGTGAATTACATTATATATGATTCTGTTGGAGTTCATAAGGTGGGCATGGTTTCCATTTACGATTGCAACTGGGTTAATGGTGTTTCAAATGTAGGGAGACTTCTTTTGCATGATTCATTTGTTCATAAATCAACTCCGTATGGTCTGGAGGCATTGAAGTTAACATATGGCTACGTATTTAATAAGATGAACTTCAGAAAGATATCAGGTACAATCAATAGCAAGAATGAGAAGGTTTATGATTTGCAACGATATCTCGGCATGAGTGAAGAGGGGTTCTTTGTGGATCATGTTTTGCTTAAGGGAGAGCCTCAGAGCCTATACTTCTTGTCATTGTTTAAGGAGGACTACCCAGAGTACTCTGCTAAGATAGATTTGCTATTAGATAAGCATCGTAAATGAACGGGGTAGAATCAACCATATATAATTGCCATCTGATCTCACTGAAAACAGTACTGAGGGATGAGGGCAAGCTGACAATCGTCCAGAATGAAAAGTTTGATATTAAGCGAGCTTATTATATCTACGATGTGCCTGACGGATCCGTCAGAGGGAATCATGCTCACAAATCATTATATCAGCTGATCATTCCTGTGAACGGTTCGTTTCGGGTAATCTTAAATGATGGTATCAGGAGGTGGAATGTAAAGTTGAGATTACCTCATAAAGGGTTGCTGGTCGTTCCTGGGATATGGCGAGAGCTGGATCAGTTTTCAGAGGATGCTGTGTGTTTGGTGCTGGCATCCGAATTGTATGATGAGAGTGATTACATAAGAAACTATGATGAATTTATAAAATATAAAAATGAATCCGTATAAAGTAACAGAAGAGTTTGAAAAAGCAATAGCTGATTATACTGGCGCACCATACGTGGTGGCACTGGATAGCTGTAGTAATGCTATGTTTTTATCCTTGATGTATGAAGGTATCAAAGGGAAGGTTATAGCGATACCAAGTAGAACATACATGAGTGTCCCTTGTGAAATCATTCATGCAGGGGGGTTGGTTAAGTTTCTTCCAATGGAAGGAGGGGATAAGATCAAAGGAGCTTATCAGCTCATTGGATCAAAGACATGGGATAGTGCATTGCGGTTTACAGCAGACATGTATAAGCCAGATACATTTATGTGCTGTTCCTTTACAGGAAAGTATAAACCGATGAAGCTCGGCAAGGGAGGATGTATCCTTACAGATAATGAGGATGCGTACAAATGGTTTAAGAAGGCTCGGTTCTCCGGAAGAGATGAGTGTGATTACTTTGCGGACAGCTTTGAGATGCTTGGGTGGAATTTTTACTTGCATCCGATCTTTTCAACACTAGGACTACAGCTGATAGGTCAGTTTTATGATCTGGCTGGTAATAAGAGGGACTGCCCTGATGTGGAATCATTATATCCAGATATTTCTATTTATCCAATATACACAAATGACAACAGTACTAACGGTTAATTACAATACTCCAGAATATCTGGATCGATTACTATCATCCTTTCGGAAGTTTTATCCGGATGTACCTTATCTGGTTATTGACGGATCCTCGGAGGGGTACTATAAGAAGATAAAGAATTTCCCAAAGAAGTATAATGTTGAGTTGATTCATTTTGATTATAATATTCATCACGGCCCAGGAATGGTGTATGGGATAAACCATATAAAAACAGATCAGATTCTCCTAGTGGACTCTGATATGATTATACATGGTAGGGGGTGGCTGGAGATGATGGAGAGCGAGTTGCGAAAGGATAGTTATGGTATTGGGGATATACAAAAGGAGTTTTATATGGAGACGATCATAGCTAGGATTCCAGTTACTATTGGTTCTATAAAATCAAGATTCAGAACAGGAAATACAAGACAGCAGACAACTGGCGTTAGGGAGAGTAAAAATAAGATATGGGTGGATTATTTGCATCCTGCCTTTGCTCTTATAAATAAGGATGTGGCAAAGCAGTATGCTGATCCAATTAAAGGAGGAGCTCCTCTGATTGAGGCCATGAGGCAGATATATATTGCTGGGAAGAGTGAGTCGATATTGCAAAGGGCTCAGTGGCTGACGGATGACTTGTGGCAGCATAAAATGCAGTTTGTTCAGCATAATGAAAATCATGCAGGAATGGGAACAGTAAGAGCTACTAACGGATATCATCTAGACTGATTATGAGATTAGCTATTATTATCGCTACGTACCAAAGGCTGGATGGGAAGTCTCCCATGTACTTGGAGCGCACTTTGGATTGTATTGACAGGCAGACCTTCAGGGACTATAAGATATATCTGATTGGGGATGCCTACAGGGACGATGCTGAGTTGAAAGCAATAGCCAAGAGGCACGTGGGCGTGGTTTGCGTTAACTTGGTGCGATCCGTGGAGCGAGACCGATACGGAGTTGGGAATATGAACATCTGGTGTGCAGGAGGCGTTACTGCGGTAAATAAAGGCATTGAGATGGCTTTAGCCGATGGCTACGAGTATATCTGTCATCAGGCACACGATGATGTTTGGGAAATGAACCATCTGGAGGTTATCAACAGGATGGTTGAGGAGAGGAAGCCTATATTCTGCTGTACCTCGGCCACGTATCTTGGAGCACACATTCTTCCAGGATTACCGATTACAAATGAGATGCTTCCATTTTATCCGATTGACGGGGGGATTGTGGCTTCAGTTACTTGTGTAAAATACACAGATACAAAGATACGTGTGATGGATAGGTTACATGTGGAAGGAATTCAATCTCCCTGCGATGCTTATCTTTGGGAGCAGCTGAGAAATGAGATGAAGGCTACAGGAAAAGAAGGATGTATCACGACAACAATAACAGGACATCATGATGAGGAGGGCTCGGTCATGCGGAATCAGCAGTACAGGAGACGCCCTTAATTTTAAAAACTATTGTTTATTTTTACATCTATGAAAGAACTAGTTATACTCACAGAGTGGTACTTGCATACCACCAGAACAACAATAGGTAGGTTGTTTTTTCAGTATATTAAAGATTATGTTCAGCTACCACTTGTACAGGTCAAAGAGGAGTTCTGCTATACTTTAGGAGATACTCTTCGGCCAGATAATGTGAAGGTGTATGGGGAGACTTGTTTGCCAGCTGGATTGAAGTGTAATGTGGGGTTGTTTGAAAACGCTCATTATGGTAAAACTCTGATTTTATATACCGAGGATGATAAGAGAACAATCAAATGGAATGGGTTAACCTGGACTGATGTTTTGTTTCATAATGGAGTGACCTTTGCTGATACTGATGCCTGTGTTTTGATTGGTAAGAATATAGTACCTCCAACATACTCTGATTTACGAGTTACATCCGAGCCTACTCTTTATAATGGTATGAAGGATGCTCTAAGAGTAGAAATAGAAAAGAAAATAGCTGAAGGATATACAATAACAGCTGAATTTGCGAATTTACCACAATTACAATAGAATGAAGACTCTTTCATTTAATAATAACGCAGGCACAACAGTAAACTATTTAACTGATCCGTATTGCAACGTCACTAAACAGGAGAATGAAAGCAAGATTTTACCAATATAAAAAGTAAAAAGTATTATTATGAAAACATTAAAATTGATCTGGTCATACTTACTAATAGCTCTAAAGGCAGTAGGTAAGTTTCTGAAGTTTGCGTATGCATCTCAGATTACAATAGGTGCAATAGGAGTATTTACTTACTTATTTCACAGTAAGCTCGTAGGCATCCTTTTGGTTGTCTGGGCAGTTCTACTGACAATTAACGAGATCAAACAGAGTCCGAAATAATATTTGTATAATGTAGCATGAAAGCACAATCACATACAGCAGAGCTCACGGGATATCTCCCGTTCATACTGTTCTTTGTGATCGTGGCTGCTATAGTATTAGGACTTATCTTCAATTGATATGAGTAGTATTACAAATTGGGTTTCTGGGGAGAGTGATTTGGCAAGGGTGCAGAATGCTAGGATAATACTGAATAAAGTAAAACAGGAAAAGTATGGCAAGCACAATACTTATCGCTTGGAAAAGACAGGAGATCATCCGCTGACATACAGAGAGGTGCTGGTTGTGGGGAAGGAGAAGCTGGAGGTGGATCACACAGCGGAGGTGGATGAAGAGGAGATTATCGAGGAGGTTGACTTTAGCACAATAGATATAAAAGAGGAATAGAAGTTCTTTGAAAGATATTAGAGTAGATCATAGACATCGGAGAGGATCCTTACATCTCTGGAAATCTACAAATGTGCTGGTAAGCACGGGATGTTGAAATCTGCTCTAAAAATATTAAAATCCAACTCTCGTTCTAATTGTAAGGAAGATGGATGTCTTTATAAGGAATAGATGGAGAGCTCTGGTAAGTAGGAGAGTAGTCAAGGGAGACCATCCGTCCTGACGTTGGTTAGCGTCACTACTCTCAAACCACTACTTTTAATTTTAAAATAGATAGATTATATTTGTTTATTGTATAATGATTATAAACACTAGTACCAAACAATTAAAAATGAAATCGAAATGAAGAATCCAAGAGGTTATTTTTTGAGCGGATTGTTTCTGATTGCTGCTTTATTGTTTGCGATGGGATCGATGCAAGGTAATCCTGTAAAGGGCGCACCCCTTTATCAGTCGGAGATTACTAATCCTCCCCCTGTGCAGATAGTAAATAATGTTATCATTGAAACACCAATTTTCCAGGTCGTAAATGAGCCGGTTGTGAGCACACAGATTGTCAGAGGGGTCAGTGTACCGTATCTGGGACTGAGTGCAAGAATGACTCATAATTATTACCAAAATCAAAGCATGGGTTTATGTCGGGTTAATTCCGGTACTGTTGAAGAAGTATCAGATGTGAATTCCAATTACAGTTTACTTGCCAATAGAGGAGCAAACCAAACCGATTTAAGAGGGGTCAATACCAGACTTGATATCGGTGAGAGAGCATCTGACATAAGTTAAATCAATAAATTCATATTACGTAAAACCCACAGGTTATTAAATACTTGTGGGTTTTTGTCGTACATTAGTTTTAACGAAATCAAAAGAAATGAAACGAATTATTATATTGGTATTGATAGTAATGAATCATATAGTTTGCACAGCACCTGTAGTGCCTATTCATTTTGATATATTAAGAACACAGCCACTTAGAAGGGGATTTATTCATTATGCAGATGACTTGGGGTGGCGGGAATCCCGCAACAATTACAAGATCATTAATAAGATAGGCTGTTTTGGGGAACATCAGTGGAAGGAAGCAACACTACACTTACTTGGATATCGTGATATCTCTTTAAGAAAGTTCAAAGTGAATCCGATGATCTTTCCACCCAGTGCTCAGCTACAGGCATTACGAAGTCTGGTGGACTTAAATAAAACGATGTTGAAACCCTATGAATGTTATATAGGTACTGTTATCGATGGTATTCCTGTAACAGAGTCAGGTCTGCTGGCAGCAGTTCATTTAGGAGGCATGACGGCTGTTTCAAAATATCTGCTATCATGGGGTACTTATATATTAATTGATGGTCACCGTTTGGATATCTACCATGCCAAGAAGCAGAAACAGTATAACAGCCATGATATCTTTGGCACATCAATAGCAACCTATCTGAAGGAGTTTCAAAATTATGACTTGTGATGTAGTCTTCTTAATTTTTAAAAAGATTATTTATTTTTGACTTTATATTTGATTCAATTCTATTATTATAATATGCAAACAATAACCAAAGACGACTTCCTCAGCATGGTGAGACTCCAGCACTTGGAGGTTATCACTCAGTCTCAGCTGGTACAAAATACCAACATCATAAAGGGATACATGGAGAAGGCTCTCACTTCAGAGTTATCTGAGATTGAGAAAGCTGACTCTAATGAGATGATAGCCGAGGTTGGAGGAATGCAACAGTGGTGCGTTCTAAGGAACGATTTCTCAAAGGCGGTGGTTTATACGAGACGGGAACAGATCGCTTGGGACGAGCCTGAGCGTGGGGAATTCGGGGAGATTCTGAAGGCAAGAGGTGGTGTGTATAAACTCACTGGTGTGAATAAGAAGCTGGGTAGGGTTGGTCAGAAGTATGGTGAGGCTAATTCAAATGAAACAGATGCTATTAAGCATCGTACACTAAAGGAACAGGCAAAAGAATGGCCAGCTAAATACAAAAAAGAAGGTGGTGAGAAGAAGGAACTTTCACCAAGTATGAAAAAACTAGCAGATGATCTTTTTCAGAAAAAGAAGGATGATTTGAAAAAACAGGGAAGGGATTACATGCCTGATCAGGATATGTCTAAAGAAGAGATTGAAAAAGAGCAAAATAAAGGAGGGAAAAAGCTATCTACAGCTGAAGTGGATAAACTACATGATTTGGTTAACTACTCTCGGAAAGAGCCTAATGTAGATGATGTTGAACAGACAGCAATCACACCAGAAATAAAGGCATTGATTGACAGATTACCTGTACATGAACAAGGTACTAATTTTTTGAGTAAGGATTGTCCCAAAGAGGCAAAAGGAAATCCCTACATTGCTGAAGTAAACGGCACAAGGTTTCTAATTGATCCTCAAGGATATGAATATCCTCGATACGTTACAAAACTTGTGAAGAAGGTAACTCCAGTAGAATAAATAAGAAATAACCATATTTGACAATAATATAAACTTTTTAATAAATGAAGACTTTAATATTTCAAGACGATAGTGGATTGCAGGTGGAGCTTCTCACAGACCTGATCGATGGTAATCAGCAGTTTACCGTGTATCAGATTCAGGAGCGTGACTCATCGGGCAAGATGCAGATAGGACTCACCGATGCTACAATCAGAGCAGGGTTCGATTTTGCTATTTCTGAATACGATCTTGGTGAGATGATTCAGTTTGCATCTGATAATGATCTGACCCTGACGGCAGTTGAAACTGGCCGTGAGGATGATGTCTTGTATCAGGGAACGTATTATGGTGGTGCTATTGGCTTAGAACTTCTGTAATATTCCCTGATCAATGATCAAACGGGCTGTCTTTTCGTACTTTAACCCCGATGAGTCCTTTAGCAATAAAGCGGGCTTCAAGAATTACTCTGACTTTCTCTACTCGATGACACTGGCTACTTATCTAGCCATGCGTCATTTCGAGGATGTTCAGATTGTGACTAGTTCTTGGGGGGTTAAAGTATTAAAAGCAGTCGGTATTCCAGCAACACAATATACATCGGAGCTGGATTCAATAAAGGGAATCTCAAAGTGGTTCTGGGCATACGGCAAACTGGTAGCGTATACCAAGCAGACTGAGCCGTTTGTTCATATCGACAATGATGTGTTCCTTTGGAAACCACTACCCCAGCGAATATTGGATGCAGAGCTTTGCTTTCAAAGCAAGGAGATCATGAACGTACCAAACTATAAATGGTATGATGTTCTGAGACCCAGCTGGGATCATGCAAAGGTAAGACCACAGATTATTGTAGATAATGAAGTTACTGATTTTGCATACAACTGCGGAATCTGTGGGGGACACAATTTATCTTTTTTCAAAGAGTGGATCAAATGCAGTTCAGAGTATATCTTTGCTCCGGAAAACCAGAGTATCTTCTTTGAGAACTTTAAGAATGTGCTGATGCATCAGAACCTGTTCCATGAACAGTACTTTGCAGCATCATTAATAAAAGCACATCAGATGAGGGATCAGGTGCAGGTTATATCAGATGATGCTACGGATCTGGTAAAGAATACAGATAATGGCTATAGCCATTTGTGGGGTGGGATAAAGAAACAGGATCGGGTGGGTCAGCTCGTTAAGGCACGACTATCTAGAGAATGCCCAGAGCTATATAATAAGGTGACAGCCTTTGTTAATGAATATCTATTTCAAGAATGTCAAATCGAAAAAGCAGAAATACAGCAATAAGGCTTCCTCAGACGCTGCCAGCGATTGATGAACAGATGCAGAAGTTATCTATTCATAAGTCGCTGTTGCATCAGCGGTTGCTGGAGAGCAATAAGCCAGATGATATTATGAAGGCATTGCAGTATCAGCAGTCGATGACTGGTAAGGATTTTAAAGATCAGCAGAAGGCATTCCTGTTTGCTCCCGATAATGAGTTTTATACAGGTATGGGCTACAAGACAGCCGTTAAGACTGTGCCGTTTGACTTCTTGCGTTCGATGGGAGCTACCCCGATGATCTTTTCTGTAATCAGCACACGTATCAATCAGATACTAGATTTTGCTGATTATTCGGATGATGAAGGAAAGCCTGGGTGGACGATCAAACGTAGGATGGGACGATTCGAAGAGGAGTATAAGAACACAGATAAGGATAAACGGGCTATTGAGAAGATAATTGACTTCTTGGAGAACGGGGGTATTGATGCCAAGTTTACTGTTCACAATGACTTCCATGACTTTTTAAAGATATTCCCAAAGGACATGCTTGAGCTTGATCAGGGGTGCTTTGAGACTCAGCGCACACGGGGAGGGGATTTGCTATCGTATGATTGTGTGGACAGTGCAACGATCAGGTTGCTGGAGACCATCGATCCTAATTACAACACAGAAAATGGGAAGTATGAGTCTTTGAATTACAAAGGGCATGAGTATCTTCCTCATTATGTTCAGGTGTGGCGTGAGAGGGTTCTTCAGAATCCAAAAACAAAACAGGATGTGATTTGGTATCCGTGGGAGATGTGCTTTGCGGTACGCAACAAGCAGAGTTCTATTATGGCCAATGGATACGGTCAGAGCGAACTGGAGGTTCTGATGCGTGTCGTCACATGGCTTCTGGAGTCAATGGAGTATAATGGTCGGTTCTTTACGAATGGATCAAACCCACGTGGGTTCTTTACGATGCAGGGTGGGGTAGACCCCAGAATGCTTAATGACTTCCGGTCGGCTTGGAGATCGATGGTTACAGGTTGGCAGAATGCTCATAAGGTTCCGATCTTTGAGGCGGATAAGCTGAACTGGGTGGATATGCAAAATACCAACAAAGAGATGGAGTTCAGCAAATGGATGGAGTTTCTGACGTTGGTGGCCTGTAGCGTGTTTCACATGGATCCCTCAGAGCTAGGATTTCGGTTTAGTCAGCAGACCACTCTGTTTGGTGAGGGGGGACAAAAGCAACGTCAGGATCACAGCAAGGATAAAGGGCTGAAGCCCCTGCTTAAAGTGATTCAAAAGAATATAGACAAGTTTATAGTTTCTGAGTTTGATTCAAATTATCAGTTTGTTTTTACAGGAGTTGATGTGGAAGACCAGACGCAAAAACTAGACAATGATGTAAAGAAGTTGGCTAACGGCATGGTTTCACTTGAGGATAAATTTAAAGAGTATTCTGGGAGAGTATTCGATCCTGAAAAGGATACAATTTTAAATAGCGTGTACGCACAACAAAAAGCTCAGCAGGCTTTCGGGGGCGCAGGAATGAACGGAATGGTTGACCAGCAAAATGGAGGAGATTCCAGTGGGGCAAAAAATCCATTTGATTCTTTTGAAGAAGGGATGCAGAAGGGGAAGTCAGAAGACCCGATTACAAATGAATTGATAAAATACATAAATACTGAATTATCCGCAAAATGAAAGAGATCTGGTTAAAGTATAAGAAAATAGTAGTGCTCGTTTGCCTGTTTGCTGGGCTTGTAGCCCTTGCGTTTGTAGCTGGCAAGTGCAGCACCAAGAGAGTGTTAGAGCAGCAGGTGAGCAACATAATAGCCCTTAAAGATTCCATAGGACATCTTACCGTAAAGATAAAGGGGGTGCAGAATCAGGTCTGGGAAAAGAATGCTATTATAATAGGACAGGAAGATGCTATCAAAGCAGGACTGGTAAGAGAAGAGCTTCTGAAGAAGATACACATGAAAGATCTGGTTACGAATACAGAACTGTCAGGAACTATACATAGACAGGACTCATTACTAGGACTACCTCCAAAAACAGAGTATATAACAATAAAGGATTCATCAGGAGTCAAAAGGAACTATGTTCGGTATCCGTTCCAATTACTAGAACAGCATGATAAATATCTGAATCTTGATGCTGGGCTGGATTCTACAAAGAAAGCATGGTTTAAGTTGGATACTCCTTTTTCAGGTAGTATTTCAATAGGTTATGTTGGAACTGGATTTCTGAATTTGAAGTTAGTGCCAAAGGGTATATTCTCTACAGAAAACAAGTATATAAAGATAAATACAATGGATGTGGTCATCATCCAGGATAATCAGAGATGGATTGATAAGTGGTGGGTTCATTCATTAATTGGGGTTGGTGTTTGGGAAGGTGTGCGTAGAGGTTTAACAGGTAAATTTTGAAGTTATTTAATATAGAATACAATGGGAGTATTGACAGTTGATAAGTTATTTGGTGTAGATTCCTGGAGTCCAGATCAGCCAAGTCCTATTATTGATATGTCTACAAGATCAGTAGACCTTGAACCTTCACAGTTTGGTGTAGGGAACAACGATGAGAAGTTGAGTCGGATTCCCCCTTATTTTCAGATCATTCCTGAAGTGGATGCTGGTGAGATCAAGGTCCAACTGATAAATCAGACGGGAACACAGTACTTCATATTTACAGCAGCACAGCTGGCTGTTTATATTGGTCAGGCACTACCCTTTCTAATTAAGAAGGTTTACAAAACAGGTACAACAGCAACATTCTCTATTTTCTGGTAGAATGAAGAGACTAGGGACATCAAAACCTATTATAGGACTAGGATTAGGACTTAGTGGAGTTGCTCCTTGGAACCCACTAAAACCATTAGCAGGGGAATCAGTTAACTTCTGGGTAAAAGGTCGTAATGGATTGACTATGCCTGATGGCGTTGGTGGAAATGATGTGACTATAACAACTCCTACATATCGAGGTTATGGTTCAAGTTCAATTATGGGGGATAAAACATCTTCACTTGAAAAAGTTTTTGATGGTAATAGTTACACAATCTATTTTAAGTTAAAACAAATAGAACTTTCAAGTGGAGTGCAGAGGGTTATGTGTTTTGGAAATGACGGTGGAGCACAGAGAGGAATTTTATTTTACACAATAGGAGATGAACTATATTTACACCAATCAGACGGTACGGTTCATGGAGAAACTAAGGTCATAGCGTCATTAGAAAATATATTAATCCCAGCAGGTTGGGTTGATGTGATTTGTACTATATATATGATTACAAATAGATTAACAAGCCATATTTATAAAGTAAGTGATGGAGCAGAAATAGGAACTGCATCAAATGTAGATATTAGTACCTATATCTTTAATATTGATGATAATTATCTTGATTATAGGGTATTAGGGATTAATTGGGGATTTTGTGATCTAAAGAAATTTACTGGCATTAAAACGCTTGCTCAGTGTAAGGATAATGATTATGTGACGGATTTGCAATTATATTATCCTACTCTTTTAGATGGAATAGATGTAAGTGGGTCGGGGCATCATTTAACAAGAAATTCAATTAATTTTAATAACTGGTATTATTCAAATATATCAACATACTGTCTTGATAAAGGACATTCTGTATATTACAGGAGTGAGGATAAAACATCCTACCCTGACATATCAGTTCCTTATGGAGTTGATGGGAGTCCTTTGGATAGTACAGCAGTTATAAGTCACCTTACGGGATATTTACATGAAAGTGATCATGTAGGTAGTTTGACAAGACATAATTTAGCAGATAGTATGTTGAATATCTCAACTGCACAATGGGACAAGGCGAGTACAACAATATTTGAAAACGCAGTTAGGAGTTATACATTTTATAATGTAGCAAATAGTTATAACTGGTATATTTCAGAATTAAACTACTTATTATTTTCACAAAGATGTAAGTCTTCTCATAAGGGATTAAATTTCTTTAAAATTACCGATGGGTCTTTGACAAGTAGAAAGTATTTAGATGATATATTCAGTTTTGCTAGCAACAAGATTGGAAGCGATATAGATAAAATTATCAAGTATACAGGAGATGATAAACAGTTAAATGATTCGATTATACTTTATTGTGACGCCAATGTTCTTGCTAATATCAGTTTTAATCTTAAAGTTACAGATGGAAACGAAAAGTCTAAGGTATACTGGGGGGATGGGACATTAATTAAATCAATATCAATCGGCACAACCGAAACAACACTTTCAAAGAATTATTCTGGAACTGAAAACTATCTTATTTGTATTACAAATCCTGAACGGGTAAATATTTTTAAATATACACTTGGAGGAACTTCTTCAACAGAAGCAAGTTCGTGTTCTATAACTCCTAAAGGAGCATTAATAAATGAATTTCATAAGGCGATTAACATTGAAAAACTTTGGTGGTCTGGTAATTTAATTCCGATAGGTGGAACTATTATTGGATTAAATACAGGATTAAAAGAATTGTATTTATATGACGCTGCCGGAGTAATAGGCGGGGTTAATCTGTTTACCTCACTAACAAAATTTGTTATCGAGGCAAGTTTAACAGGAGATTTATCAGGGGCAATAAATCTGGTTAATATTGCAATTTTCAATTGGGGTAGTGGAGCTGACCCTGATATGTTAATTGATATAACAAATATGACAAATATTGAAAGTATAGATTGTCAATTTGTAACAAATAAACTTAGATTACAGGGTAGTTTAACTAATAAGGCAGCATTTAAACAATTATGTTATGGATTACCATTATGGAGTAATTTAACAGGAGATTTATCAACCTGTACACTTCTTGAATATGTAGAACATAGTTCTAATCTATCTAAATTTACAGGAGATATTTCAGGTTTAACTAATCTATGGAATTTCAAAGATAATTCAAAAAGTGAGTTAACAATTAACATAACTAATCTTACTAATCTAGAAGATTTTGTCATTAGTAATGCTCTTGATAATGTAACAAAGCCAACGAGACTTAACTTATTAACAAGAATGTCATATTTTAATAGTGGGCATTATTTTACAAGTGCAGAAGTAAATCAATTATTGGCTGATATTCGAACTAATAAGGATATTGCTAGATTACATTCAGGGTACAGAATAATTGATTTATCAACAGGAGGAAGTCAAACTCCAACTGGTCAAGGGGTAGATGATAAGGCTTATTTACAATCATATAGGTCGCCAAATAATAATGGTGCTTATCCTTTATGGGAAATTGATACTGCTGTAAATACACAACCTATCAATCTAACACTTAGTTTAATATCCGGAGGAGTAAAGGGAGATTGGACGGATGGTTCAGGCGGTGTGTGCCAAACAGAAGTTTATGGTAGCGATGATGGAGTTAATTTTACTTTAATTGATACTTTAAATGCAGGAGTAACAACAAAAAGCGAAACCAAGAGTCCTGTCGATTTAAGATACTGGAAAGCAAGGTCTAAAAATGGTGCAGTATATTCAGCATACACTCCAATAAAATCTATTGCAATGCTAAGTGCAGAAATGATGCCGTCACTTGCAACATGGGCTGCATCAGGATTGGCTTGGTGGAATGGGGCTAAAGATGCAAACTGGTCTGGAGACAATAGTAAAATAATCAGTAATGCGTCTGGATTTCTTGCTAGAGGTGGTTTTTGGAATACAACAAAAACATACAAAACGAGTATTACTCAGGTAGGGACAGGTTACTTATCCAGTCCTTATGGAGGAGGATCATTACCCGGGTATAATTTAAATTCAGGGACTTTTATTAGAAATTACACCCCTGATTCTACAGCATTATGGTTATATTCATATTCGTCACCTGCTTTTGATGGGAATGTAACTGCAATATCAATTAAAGAAATATTAATGCCTTAGTTGGTATGTATTTAATATAGCTAAATAAAATAGTGGGTATGTATTCTACATAACTAAATGAAATAGTGGGTATCGTACACAACTCAACAAGTAAAGAGCAAAAAAACGAGTAACGCTAAAAGCAAAAAAGGATTAATTGAAAATAGCACTCTGAAATAATAGCACAATGACAACAAAAAGCAAACCCGTCATTCGGGAACCAAAACCAGATCATCCCTGTTCGAAAGAACTAGTCTTAGCAAGGCAAGCATCTGATTTAAGATCACAGACAAGAGCTATAAAAAGAAATACTGTTCTTCTTAATAGGTTGAGTAAAGTAAGTTTAGGAAACGGGCATGAAGAAGACGGATTACTATTTGTTGTAAGAAAGTTTGTTAATGAACACGCAGTCGTACTTACTGACATTCATGATATAAAAGAAAAACTAGGGACTGTAACTGAGATCAATACTGAGTTGGAAGTACAGAGAAGAGTTCAAGCAGAAAAAGAAAAACTAATAAGAGAGGCAAGAGAGAACCTTGAGATTAAATTAAAGAAAAGAACATTCACATGGAGTAAGATCCCTGTTATCGTTGCTATACTTTCATTAATAGTTCTGACAATCTTCTCAATTCTAAATTATAACATTAATAGAAAAACAGCAACTAAAGAAGATGTGAAATCAGTAAAGGATGATCTAGGGCAGCCAGTTGTTATAACTAGTAGAGGAGAAATTGGGAATCTTCCTAAAGGAGATTCTATCAAGTATTTTAGAAATATGGAATATCAGAATTTTAAAGACACAACTAAGAAATAATGGAAAATAAACATCTTGATCCGCCACGATATCCAAAACTCATACTTCCCATAGAGAATGGGATGAAGAAGCAGTTTGAGCTGGTTAGCAAGAAAATCATCATTGATATAACAAAGCAGTTAACAAAAGAAGTGAAACAGAAATGATATTAAACCCTTTCCAGATAGAAAACATACTCAGGCAGATCAGTAAGAACATATTGGTCTATATTGGTGTGAATCTAGGCGAGGGAGTTCTGTCAGAGGTGGATAAAGCAATCCTGACATCTGCTGGATTGAATGTAGTAGGACTGGGTGGATTGTATCCTGCTTACTATAGGATGTTTTTGTTGGGGCGATTGACTCAGTTAATAGGAGATGCAAATTCTAAAAAGTTAGAGTATGCTGACTTTGAGAAGTATTTACAGAAGAATCAGTATCAGCCACTGACACCCTTCGAGACGATTCAATATAACATAGCTCGGCAAGCGACATACAAGCATCTGAAGAATCTCGATAATAGGATCAGGTCAGATGTTGAGGGATCGATCAACGGCTGGCTGGCTCGGTCTGAGTATGAAAATATAATTAAGGAAGAGATTATAGCTGGAGTGGCTCAGCGCAAAGCCTTGACTAATATTGTAAGTGATATTGGTCACAGGACGGGTGACTGGAGCAAAGATCTGGGAAGGATCGTGGATACCGAGATGAATAACATCTTTCAACAGGGACGAGCTGTGACGATTGCTGAGGCTAATAAAGGAAAGGATCCGTGGGTTTATAAAGATGTATATGCAGGAGCTTGTAGACACTGCATAGCGTTGTACACAACAAAGGGACTGGGTAGTGAGCCGAGGCTGTTTCGCTTGAGCGAGTTGATTGCGAATGGGAGCAATATCGGGAGGAAGGTAGGGGATTGGAAAGGAACAGTTACAGGAATTCATCCATTTTGTAGATGTTTGCTAAGAAAAAAGAATGATTATCAGATCTGGGATAAGGTCAAGAAGCAGTTTGTTTATGATGATGAAGCACTGGCACGGGAAGAGAAGCGACTGGGTATTAAAGGAACAGTTACAGTAACAGTAGGGGATAAAACATATACAGCATAATTTAATATAAGATACAATGGAATGCGAAAAAGTAAATGTTAAAGATAATATGGGAGCTACAGTATTGCGTGGTTCTGATTTAGCTGAAAGGCTAAGTGCTAAGGGTACTTACACAGCTAAGTGCTACGATAAGAATGGTAAGCTAAAGTGGACTGCCAAAGCAAAGAATGTGGTGACAGACGTAGGGGCTAATCAATTATTGGATTCCGCATTTGGAGCTGGGCCAGTGTCTGGCCCATTCTTGGGTCTTATCAGCTCTGTAGGATATACGGGTATTCCTGTTGCAGCAGATACTATGGGATCACATAGTTCTGGAGGTCATGTTTGGGCTGAGGCAGGTAACGGATCGAACTACCCATTATGGTCAACCCCAGCATCAAATGCTAGAGTGGCTGTATCATTTGCAGCTGCTGGAGCAAGGGCAAAAGCATTAAGTGCAGTAGCTAGTTTTGTAATCTCTGGAACAGGAGGAACGGTTAAGGGCTGTTTTCTTGTGTTTGGAACGGGGGCGGTGGCTACTAACAATAACACATCTGGTGTTTTATATTCAGCTGGTGTGTTTTCCGGAGGAGATAAGATTGTAGGAGTCGGGGATACTTTACAGGTCAGTTACTCAACATCAATTTAGGTTTTATAAAATAATAAGGATATGGCAAAGCAATGGAGTGTAGTTGATTTTACAGAATCTAATTCACTAGGTTCATACGATCCTACAAAAAACAGTATATATGGGGGAATAGAAAATGTCAATGGGATTATAAGAGCCCCACTTCCACGAAGCATCCCATATCTGGAACAGGGTAACTTAGCGTTATTGGCGAATGCTGTTTATTCTGATGCAGGGTATATATATACAGTTACTACTATGGCTTCAGGATTAACTGTCAGAGTAAACAGGTGGAATAAAACTACTCAGGTATGGGCAGGGTATATTATAATGACACTATCTAAGACATCTGAAATAAATACCTGTAGGGATATTTGGGTCAACGCAGCATCTACTGAAGTGATAGTGGGCTTTACAGCAGCTACAGCACTACAAGGAGGTATTGCATGGGTTTATGGTCTTACTACTAATGATTGGTCTGGTATTACTCTTCCTGTTGGAATAAATGTTATAGCACCAAGAATGTGCTTTTTGATTCGTTCAGGGGTGATAGATAGGACGGTCATGGTAGGGAACGGGACAAACTTCATAGCATATTCAACACAAAACGGTACAACACTAGCCACTCAAGCAGGAGCAGTTACATGGTCTGCACTAACTACAATCTTTACTACATCAGGATGGGCAGTAGCGTATGGTGGTGGATTATGGCTTGCAGGAGGAGAAGGCACAAACTCACTAGCATGGTCTTATGATGGGATTACATGGACTGGTATTGCATCAGCAGTAGGAAACTTTACAACAAGATGTCGTGGGGTTGCTTATGGTGAGATTGCTGGTGTAGGGGGTCGCTGGGTTGCAGTAGGGGTTGGTACAAACAGTATTATATATTCAAATGATGGTATTAACTGGGTTATACCAGCACAAGGAGTTACTTCAGGAGGTATTTTTACAACAGGTGCTTATGGTGTTTGTTGGGATGGTAGTTTATTCTGGGCAGTAGGTCAGGGGGGTAATACTTTAGCTTCATCACCTGATGGCATAACATGGACAGCTTATGGACAGGCTGCTGATGGAGGTGCTGGACATGCTCCATTTTCTACAGCTGGTTATGGGATAGCCTTTAATGGTACACAGTATGTTGCAATGGGCATCGGTGGCATGACTATGGCTTATTCATCTAATGGTACAACATGGACAGCTTGTGCTACTCCACCATTCACTCAGGGTAATGCTGTTTGTTGGGGATCACAGATAGGTAATATAAATGCACCAGGAACAGCAATTAGTAATAGATGGGTTGCTGTTGGTATAGGAGCATCACATACAATAGCTTACTCTACAGATGGTATAAACTGGACTGGTGCAGGAGTTACAATGTTTCCTGCTATATCGGGAGGTAATGGGGTTTGCTTTAATGGGACAGTCTTTACAGCTGTAGGGACAAAAGGAGCAGGATCATTTACATCTGCTTATTCTCATGATGGTGCTACGTGGGTTGGTAACTTAACTAACGTGCCTTTATTGATAGGACAGGCAGTTGGTTGTAGTCCTGCACCAAATATGTATCCAGCAAAGGTAGGGTCAACAAACAATGTTTTATCAGCGATAGTATCTTTTGCTACATCAACAAATACTGGTGCATTAAATAGTGGGGCAGGAAACTTTCTATTATTTATAATGCAATCAACAAACACAGTAGCTGCACCAGCATTACATAAACTTGACTTAGGTGTACTTCCAGCAGCACAGAACGGCATCATTACATTACCAGATACATGTAGATTGAGTTCTGCTATTATGACATCTGAGTGGGCATCTAACCTACCTTCAGCTTTACTATCCCAGATGGACTATGCGGTACCAGGAGCAAATCATGGTGCTGGTATTACAGGGGTTCCTGCTGTATTTTGTACAAGAGGAACAGCAGCATCAAGAGTAAGTAGGATTGTTATTAGTAGATTCAATGCAACAACATCTACAACATATAGATCACGACTTAATAACGTAGCCACGTTAACCTTTGTTTCGCATGGATTCACAACAGGACAAAGAGTTTATGTTCAGAGTGTTGGTGGTGTGGGGTATAATAGCGGTACATTTGGGAAAGAGCCGGGAACACAGGTTGTACTTGGAACGGTAACAGGTACTACAATCCAATACCCGAATATCGGCCCTAATGAAACCATTGTAGCCGATACAGCAGGTAGGGTTATAGCAACACTGATAGGTGAAGATGATTATATAACTGATATACCTCCACTTGGAGCAACCATCCAGCAGGCAGTAAATAACTGGGCTGGACTGGCTTATGATGAAGATAATGATTACTTCATAATTATAACTAACGGATCATTCAGGGATTATCGAACAGTATATAATCCGGGTCTGCCACAAGAGAGGTTTTTTGGAATTATAAACTTTGAAACTAATCCTATTGCAGCAGGAGAATTACCTGTTGTAGCTGCATCTATGTTAACAGCGAGATGTAGTTATGGAGATAGAACATTAGTTATTCCAAGACAAGGATTGACGGCAGCAGCTCCAGCTGCACAACAACTACTAATGATTGACGTAGGTGCGCAGGGAGGTTATGTTATTACAAAAGAGATAGCTACCGTCAATGCAACGGCATTTTACAGAGTTTATACTTCTGAGGTTCGTGGTGGTAGTGGTAGTTATGGAAAAGAAAGATATGATCTGTACTATCGTACTACTGGCATATCAGACAACTCAGGGGCATGGACAAAGATCAACGATGAAGCCTCACTTGCGAGTGTGGTTGCAGCATCATCAATACAGTTTAAGATTGTATTTGATATTCTTAACTGGACTTGTGTTTCTCCTGAGATAACTTCTCTTGGGGTGACATGGGAAGATAGTGTTACAGCAGATAGTCACTATCAACCTTCGGTAGGTAAGTCAATTGTAGCGGATAAACGGTTTGTATGGAAGTTTGCTACAGCATTTGGTTCTTCCGTTCCTGCATTAAGAGTACGATTATATGATGCAGTATCTGGAGTTCAACAGTGCGATGATAATACAAGTACAAATCCAGCAGCAGGGACATTTGAAAAGTCAACGGATAATGGTTCAACTTGGGTAGCTTGGACAAATGCTGATAAAGCTAATGATATTACTTATTTGAGATATACTCCAGCTAGTACAGCTAATAATATAGTAATTAAAGCAGTGTTAACTTTATTATAATGGCGATCAATGATATTGTTTTTGCTGAGTCTGATTCCGCAACATTTGAATTGGCAGGAGTGAATGGTACTGTGAATGACATAGTATTTGATAATCCAGCTATAGAAGAGATTGTAGGTGTAAATGGTACAGTGAACGACATTGTATTTGATGAAGCTGTAAATGAGATACCTAATGCAGGTTATCCTAGATCACGTGTTGTAAATAATTAGAGCATGAGAGAGCTAAAGCAAAATGTAGCAGCAAATATAATGGTACTGATGACAAACTCTTCTGATCATGTAACAGGAAGAGTAGGGGGAACGTTAACCGTATTAGCATCTAAGGATGGGGGTGCTTTTGCTTCTATCTCGCCTACGGTAACTGAACGAGGGTATGGCTGGTACAACTTAGCTTTGACAACTTCGCATCTGGATACACTAGGGGATTTAGCTATTCACATAACATCAGAATCAGCGGATCCTGTTGATCTGTTTTGTAGAGTAGTATCTCACACACCTTCAGGGATTAAAAAGAATACAGCATTAAATAACTTCATGTTTCTTTTGGTAGACTCCACGGATCACGTCACTCCTAAGACAGGACGGACAGTAAATGCTGAGAGATCTATTGATGGAGGTGCTTTTGGAGCATGTGCTAATTCAGTATCGGAAGTTGCTAATGGAATGTATAAGTTGAACTTAGCAACTACGGATCTGAATGGGGATATAGTGACACTTCGATTTACAGCATCAGCTACTGATGCACGACTATTAACAATCGTGACTGAGCCATGATAATTAACTGGGACGGACAATATTACATCTCAGGCTATATATTTAGCAATCCATCTTTTTCAGGTGGCCCAGTTGCTTATAGTGTATCTATATCTGAGGCTGCTCCAGCTTTAGATTCTGCTAGTTCTATTATAATTGGGGTTGTTAGTATATCGGAGTCTGTTTCGGGTATAGAGTCTGTTAGTTCTACTATTATTGGGGTTGTTGGTATAGTTGAATCTTCACCCGCATCTGAATCGAGTGATGCTACTCAAAAACAAAATGCTAGCATAGTAGAGTCTTCCAGTGGAGTCGATGCACAAAGTGGGGTTATAGTTACAGCAGTATCTCAAACCGAATCAGTATCTATTGTTGATAATATATCCAGTACGTATATTGGTGTAGTTGGGATTTCTGAGTATACTTCAGCTTCAGATATTATATCGGCTACAAAAATATTAGTTGCAGCAGTAGTTGAACAGAGCACATTAGTTGATAATCCTGATGCTACTCTTATTCAAATATCAAATATCACGGAATCAGTGATTGCTGTAGATCAGGTGAGTGGGGGGATGATAGCTTTGGCTGGGGTTGATGAATCATCTCCGGTTACAGATATAATAAATAGCAGCTCCATTCTGAATGCTATAATTAATGAATTGGGTTCTGGGGAAGATCTAATGGATGCTACATATCTTCTTACAGCTAATATAGTTGAGATGTTGGGGGTTTTGGATAGTTTAGATGCTATTGTTATTCTTGGCATTGATCCATCTCCTATCAGCATATTGTGGATTGATTCATTTGTTACGGTTCAGATAGTTAAAGAGAGTGAAGTCATTGCTGTTATCGTAATAAATAATGGTATTTATATTAAACCAGCTCCTGTTTATTTGGAGTATGTTTCAGGGGATAGTTTGGTTAAGTTGATAGCTGTGGTGGATTCTATTATTGTAACTAAGTTAATAATCTTAAGTAAAGTACTACATGGCAAAGATATACGTTAATCAGAGTAAGCTACGGCTACAGGTGAATACAGGGTTGAGTGCAACGGATATGTTGGATGTGGTATCAACTAAAATTAAATATCAGAAGCCTAATTCAACAGCAGTTTATGAATACGATGCTCATATAGCTACTACAGTAGGTGCTATTTATTATGATTTTAAAGTGGGGGATTTGAATGTAGCGGGGGACTGGACTTTCTGGGCATATGTTATTTTTACTAGTGATAGAGTAGCTCCTGGAACTCCAATTAAGATTAAGGTGTGGGCTGAGGGTACTTAGTATGTTAATTTTTAAAATGATTATGTAATTTTATCTTTTTAAAATAGCATGAAGGCAAAAATCGGATTTTTTCAGGAGTTGCAGGCAGATGGATCTGTCTCTGATAGTTTTATCAGGGGGCTTTCAGCTCTGTTTTTTGTTTTGCTGTGTGGTTTTGTGATTCTTTCTTATCTATCTTATAAAACCAATGTAGCTGAGTTTACAAAGCTACTAAGGGATAAGGTCATTACAGAACAGAGCTTCAATGTTCTTTTTACTCAGACTAAAATGATTGATTGGGATATCCTTTTACTTCTTGTCACGGCCACGGTAGCCCCAAAGGTTATCCAGAAGTTTGCTGAAGCAAAGACTGGGATCAAGGATACATCAGAGAGTAGTAGTACAACAACAACAGTTGATAAAACTTCAAAAACGACATAGTTTTGATTAATATTAATAAAAAGTACAATGAACTGGGAGAACGAAATTAGTGCAAAGAACATAGAGCGCATTCTTTCTATTTCTTTTCAATTGCAGAATGTGAATTCCTTTGAGAAGTCTCTGGATAGCAAACCAGCTGTAGCTGAAGAGAAGATTGAGAAATCTGGACAGGAAATTAAAGAGAGGTTATTCGCTGAGACAGATATGCTCCGTGCGAATAAAAAGTCCAATCTGGATAGGATGGGCTCTTTAGTAAAGTCCATTGGATACTTGCCTACAGGAAGCATTGACAGGGCTCTGATAAAAGGCTTTGAGATTACTATCGGGGATTTGCCAAAACAATATAGTCTTGATCAGATACACTCTGATTTACAGAAATCAGTACCGATGAGGGAGTTCAATCAGGTGGCTGGAGTGTATGTTCGTGGGAGCGTAGAAGAGCTCAAGCTCCAGACGGTGATAGCTAATATAGCAGATGATAGGATTGTGATATTATCTAAATCTCTTGTGGATCAGTTAGGATTTTAATTTTACAGATATGTTTCAAGAACTCAGACGTTTTTTGCATTTGGAAAGCACGGAGGAAGCCCTTCGTGATTTTGCGTTAGTGATAGAGCAGTCGGAATTGCTAAAGTCAGAGATTGATCTGATGGCACGAGAGTACTTGAACAGTACGAAGGAACTGGATGTATGGCAAAAAGCAGAAAAGGAACCAGAGGTTCTGGAGCTGATCAAATCCCAGCAGGATGGTCTGACATCGAGATATCTGAATTTCTTGAGTGGAAAGAAACAGGAATACACCAAGCTGGAAGACAGCAAAAAATCATATATAGTAAAGCATCCTGATTTTGAGAAAGCATTAGCCGATTTGAAAAGGAATGACTTTATAGAAAACACCCTCTTATCTTATCGGAATAATGAGCTGGCTTTGGATGAGTGTGATATGTTGATCAAGGCCATTACAAAGGACAAAGTTAGGTATTCTGATAACATTGTGTTTAATCAGAACGGGGAGATTTTGATTGTGCAGCGTCAGCCTCTTGGTGGTGCAGAAAAGGGTACAAATTTATGGGTTCTTCCTGGAGGACATGTGGATTTGGGAGAGGATATAAAAGTGGCAGCAAGGAGGGAGTTATTGGAGGAAACAGGCTTTGAAGTAGATGATTGTAGGTGGGTAGGTGAGTTTGAGGAAGATAAGATTCACATAGATTATTTTATGTCGATGATTGATGATAGGGAGCAGTCTCCTGTAGTGGATGTTGATGAAACACGGGCTACTGCTTTTATTTCAGTTAAAGATCTTTATAGTTATCCTACTCAATTTATAAATATGTGGGATAACGTCTATAAGATTCTTGGTATTGAAGAGGTGGTAAGTATTAAGAAGGCTGTGGCCGAAGGACTGGTCAAGAATGAGAAAGTGATATCTCTATCGGATGAGAAGATTATCGGGAAGATGGTTGAGGGTGGGTTTATGAAAGCACAGAAGATGCAGCCCCCTGATTTTGAAAAAGAAGAGAAACTTCAGGGAGGTCGTGCCGATGGGAAGACTCTTGAGGACATCGCTAAGAAACATAAAATCAGCCTTGAAGAGCTTACAAAGGAATGGCAGATTGGTGTAACGGAAGAGAGAGAACATACTACTGATGCCGAAGAAAGAAGTGAGATAACAAGGGATCACTTGTGGGAAAATCCAAAATACTACAGCAAGCTGAAAACCATCGAAAAGAGCGAGTTTGCCGAGTTTGAGAAGGCAAGAGCACTAGGACACCTGATCCCAAAGAAAGTCCAAATTAAAGCCAAGTCTGGCCAGATTCACTACGCTATTCGCTGGGTGAACCCAGCAACAGGCGAGTCGGAGAAGTTTGCAGATACAAAGGAAACGGAAAAGGTCGAAGGGCAAACCTTTGAAGATGCAGTGGCAGCTATAGCTGGAGGATCGATGAAGAAGAATGAGAAGGTCTACAGCTTAATCAACATGGGGATATACGATCCTAAAGTTCTGACACTTCTCACAGGGGAGACCTATCCACAGCGATATATCAAGCAGGCCGATATCAATCTCAAAGATCTGCCAGATCAGTCCGAAACGATAAAGACCGAGATTCGGAAGGAACAGGCCAACAACGATACTCCAGAAGCTAAAGAGCAAAACAAGATGCTTACTCGTAAACCAGAAGATATACAAGAGTTGTGGGATGATTACAAGGACAGCCTTCAGATGGTTATTGAGGGGGATGCTGGAGCTAAGTTTGCAATAGCATATGGTACAGGCGGGGTTGGGAAAACCTTTGAGCTAAATAGATTACTAAAAGAAATGAATCTCAGGAGATTTGATGCTGAGATTCAACCTAATAAAGATCAGTATGATTATGTGGTTATAAAGGGTAGGATATCTCCTGTTCAGGTTTACGCAGAGATGTTTCGGCATCGGGATAAGTTAATCATTTTTGATGACTGTGATTCGTTTTTGATAACGGAAGACGTGCAGGGATTTTTAAAATCTGGTTTGGATTCCGGAGAAGATTCTCAGATAGATAACAAAACAGGAAGGAATGCTTATATAATTGAGGGAGATAAGGAATCTGGAAAAATACCAGATGTATTCTCATTTAAAGGACGGGTTATTGCAATTACAAACTTAACCACGAAGGATATAGCACAGGCAGTTAAGTCTAGAGCTCTTTGTAGTAATCTCACCATGACAGTAGATGAGACTGTCTTAAAGCTAGGTATGATTAAAGATAAAATAGATATTTATTCAGCTGATAAAACAACTATTATCCCTGTAACTCAAGAAGCACGTGATTTGGCTTATGAAATGATCAAAGAGAATAAGGATAAGCTAGGAAACGATCTGAATACCAGAACATACTACACGGCAGTGGTTATAGCCAACAGAGCTTTAAATCAGGGATTGGATACAGATAGGATCAAGAGAAAGATAGTATCTAACTTTGATAGTGTAATAGGTGCTTTTGATGAAATGATGAGAAGTAAAAGTAAATAATATGGCTAACATTAGTAAAATCAAAGAGATTGATTTAGAGCAACTCTCAATAGAGCGATTGGAATCATTACTGAAGAATGAGGTGTATATCGATATCGACAGTCCTTTTGCCGATGAGTTGGCTACTGAAATAAACAAAAGAAAAGAAGTTCTAATCTAATGGGAAAAGTCTGTCCTGTGGGCGTGATTCATGAATGGGCTCAGGGGCCGATGATAAAAGCCCATGATCCTCTTCCCCCCTATAGTTCAGGCTGGATTCCTGTCAAGACAAACGCTCGCTTTGATCAGATTGGTAGAGAGGCAGATGCTACTGCACGGGAGATTATAGGTTGCAAAGTTCCTATCAATGGTGAGAAGTGCCTTGACCATGAGATTAATTTATTTGGAGAAGCTGAAGGGGGGAATTTCTTTAATTCAGATGAATTTAAAAAATCTGAAGGATGGTATGGTGCAGGTAGGTATGCTTTCAGAAATAAATTCTCTGAACTATTTATGAAGAATGACATGAATCTTTCCGAGGCTATTGCTAATGCATTAAATGATGCTAATAAGGATGCTGGTGGTGATCGTGTTCTTGATAAACTTTCAGATGAAACAAAAAAAGAAATACGCAAACAGGTACGAGCTGATTTTAAATCTGATCCAGATATTATAAATGAGGAGAAGGCATTACAGCTACTGGATATTGTAAAGCGCACACGGGATCAGGTAAAAGAGGGGTTGGATTTTAAGGATCCTGAAAAGAAAGCAATCTATGATGAGTTTAAGAAACTGGCAGATTCTTTGCCAGAGGAGTATAAGCTGATGTCAGAGAAAAGAATGACTAAGTTTGATGCCGTAGATATGATTGAGGGGGCGTTCCAAGACAACTGGGGAGTACGGGAATCGTGCAAGGACTATGCTCAGAAGAAGTTCGATGAGTATGTTAAGAAGTATTCGGATCGAATCACTCAGGATTCTTTGGACGAGCAGATGAAGATGTACGGAGTGACTATCGATATGACTCCGGATGAGTTTTATTCTAAGATTTATGCAAAGGCAAAGAATCAGGACTATAGTTTTCTGGAAAAGTATGTAGGAAAGGAGATTACAATAATAACAGATTGGTCAGGAACACATCGAGTACGTTTATTTTGGAAGACAATTAAGGCTGTGGATGATAATGAAACTACACATGATGAGCTTACTTACAAAAGAGATGATGGTCTTGAACTGAATTTGATTGAACGACTGAAGTCGGGAGGTGTTAAGTTATCAAAGGACTATGATGAGTTTGGGGGTGGGTTCAAAGATCTGATTTACCTACGGTTTATGAAGCATTACAATAAATCAGTAGAGGGAGATTGGACGATGGATCATCTGCCAGCGATTCAGAACTTGGAGAATATCATAAATGAACTTCCAGACGGGCATTTCAAAACAAACGATGAGCTGAACCTGATTACAAATAAGGATTACTCTGGGGGCGATCATGGAGGATATGCTTGGTACAGTGCGAATGAAAAACGAATCAATCTGAGTGCCAAGTGCGTGGAGCGAGCAGCCGACTGGGGTGTCTTAGGCAAGCCTACAGAGTTCAAATCGGTCATGCTACATGAAATAGGACATGCCGTAGATAAAAAGATAGGTGGAAAAGCCACGTATGATTATAAGAAGTTTACTGTTGAATGTGGATGGTCGTATCAGCAGGAAGAGCTGAGAAGAGGTTTATCCGCTACAGGCGATCAAAAGAATATACCAAGAGGGGGATCGAATGCATCAGTTACTTTGATAACGGATTACTCGCATAAATCACCCAGTGAAGCGTTTGCGGAGTATTATTCCTTTTACAATCTGAATAAAGAGCATTTTGACAAGTACTTCAAAACGAATGACAGAACAGTATTGAACGTACATAGTAGGATCACGGCAAAGAGTGTATCCTCGGAACAGCCTATATCTAAGATGCTCCCACATAGGGTTGATAAGATGAGTTTGGATCATTGGAGTCAGTATAAAGAGGTTGAGCGAGGGCTTTCTGAGAGAGGAGATGAGCATAGTATTACTTTGAATTCTCCGTGGACTATGGGAATCAGTCAGGAGGAGAAGGTAAAGCTACACAAGCCTACAATTAAGTTAAGAAAGGATTACTCGATTCACTCGATGCCTCCCGTGGTTGCTGTAAAGGATGGGATGAACCGATTGGTTATTGATGGAGGGGTGAGGCTGGAGGTGGCTAAGATGAATAAACAGCTAGTGCCTTGCATCGAGATAACAAAGGAGCAGTACTATGCTTTGCGAGGGAAGGGGATGAAGGATACTGAAATAGCTGATTGTGTTTACACACAACATGCGGATGACTTTGTACCAAAGCAGATAGCACCTGCGGTGCGTGTGAATGGGCTTATTTACAGAGATGCTTTGATCCCGATGGATGTTATCCTGGATAATCACGGGGTGCTCAAGACGATGTCAGATATTTGTGGGTCTCCTGAACTTCAGAAGGCGATGGAGGATGTGTTTGAGAAAGGTGTTTATGTGAATGATGATGAGAATCGTAAATTAGGTAGAGTTGGTCAGCATTATGGTATGGAGAGGGGTAATACTAATCAACAAAAATCTAATACTTTAACTGAGTCGATCCTTGCTGTGATGGATCCGGAAATAGAACGTATTGCTAAATTATATGAAGATGCCTACGCTAAGGAACATGACAGATCTCAAATGGGTAAGTATGATAAAGAATTGACTAGATTGTCATTAGTTTGGAATTTAGTTAAAGCTATTAATGTATATACTAAACCTACAGATGTTTTAAGCGATTTAAGTTCGAGGGTTGGTAATAACGGTTCTTTTGTAGTTGAAGCGTCCATAAATAGAGATGGACAAAGGTATCATTTTCATACAGAAGTTATATATGCTGGTGGATATAATATACAACAGTTGCATTTCCGTTATCTAACAAATACAAGATTACCAAAAACAAACAACACAGAGGAAGCGGATAAGATTAAAGAAAAGATCCAAAAGTTAACTAAAGTACAAAAACTCAATAAAGAAATCGAATCTTACACAAAACGGGTTGTGTTGTATAAACAAGAAGTCGAAACAGCTAAGAAATTAACAGATGATGAAATCTTACAACAGAGTGAGAATTATATGCGTCTTAATGTTGACTGGGACGAAATCGTAAGTCGAGGGGCAGCTGTTAATTTTAATAATAGTAAAGAGACGTATGATGCATCAAAATTAAAATACAGACAACAAACGTTGGACTCTTTTAAGCAGCTTAAGATCAAATCAAAAGAAGAGAATGTAAAGAGTTTAGAGAAAGAGATTGGAAAGATGAAAGCAAAAGTAACTGAATTAAAATAAAAGATATGAAAAACGAACATTTTAATTTCTTTGTGCCTGTAGATGGATTAGAAAAAGCAGGAGAACAAACAGGAGAGAACAGATATAAAAATATGTATCTTCAGGGATGTGCTTCAACTAATGCATATGATACAGATGAGCAATCACTAGAACCTAGTGGATTTGAGCTGAGTGTATTCAAAAGCAAAGGACTTGTGAACTACGAACACGGGGCAAAGAAATCACCAAAGGCATTCGTAGGAGAACCTGTAATGGCTGAGATTAAGGACAATAAACTTTTTGTAAAAGCTAGATTGTGGGAGAAGTCGCCATTGGCTCGTGATCTTTGGGATACTGTGCATATCATGAAGGAATCAGGAAGTGACAGAAAGTTAGCTTGGTCTATTGAGGGTGTTCCTTTACAATTGGATCCTCATAACAAGAATCATATCACTAAAGCAATGATCACCCATATGGCATTAACGTTCATGCCAAAAAATGGTCAGACATATGCTGATATATGTAAGGGAGGTATGAGTACGGTTCAGGAAAGTCTTGATTATGACATCCCTGCAAACGTGGATTATCTTTTTAAAGGGATGTTGGGAGACTGTGAATTTACTTTGAACAAGGACTTCACAATTACCAAGGCAATGAGTGCTGGTGCTGAAACAGGACAGGGGCTTGTAGGGGATTTAACAAGTGGGGCAGCTCTTAAAACAGAATCATTGGATCCTGATTTAAAAATCTTAACTATTCCGATAGCCAGTGTAAACTGGGCTGCGGACAACTGGGACAACTTCACAAAGGATACAAAGAAGGCGATTCAGAAGGGGTTGCATAATAAACTAAAAAATTAATCCTAGTAGTGATTATTTAAACTACATCATAGTGTAATTTTGATATTTAAATCTGACAATTAATAATTAACGTTAATAAACATGACAGGCAATCAGGCTATTGAAACCATAAAATCATTCAAGACATTACTGTCGACAGATGATTATGCCGAGTTTATGAAGAGTGAAGACTCCTCTAAACTTCGTGCATTCCCTGAAGTTGTCGAGTTCCTAAAGGGCGAGAAGCCGTGGGAAAAAGACAAAGAAGGGGAAGAAGATGACAAGGAAGATGACAAGGAAGATAAGGAAGAACACGAAGCTGGGGAATCCAAAGAGAAAGAGAAAAAAGAAGAGGATACTGAAAAAGCAGTTTCTTCTGAAATGCTAAAGGGTCTCTCAGATGAGATGAACAGCAAGTTCAAGACTGTTACCGAGATGATTCAGAAGTCGCTCGATACAGAGGACAGGATTGCTGATCTTCAGAAATCTATCGATTCTGTAACTACCCTCGTTGAGAAGATTGCGGACATGCCTCTTGGCAATAAAGCAATCAAAAACGCAATGGGAGCTAACTTCTTTGAGAAAGCCCTCGGTGGCGAGCAGGAAGATGAGAGTGGAAAGAAGATGCTTTCTGTATCAGCTCACAAGGAGCAGATCCTGAAGAGTCTTGAAGACGGCATGAATAAAGCCGTTGAGCCTGAGCTTAAGAAAAGCTACGAGGATTCTATCGTACGATACAATGGTGGGGGTGGAACAATAAACCAGACCGTTGCGATGGACTTGTTTGAGAACTTCGGCATCCGCCTGGTTAAATAAGAAAAATTTTGACATTAATAATATAATACGAAACAATGAACGCTGATTTATACAACTACGCTGGGCTTGAGACTGGGGTGTTCCCTGGTATTGATTCTCCGGATAAGATTTATGAACTTGCTAAGGCAATGTCTGCTGGTGATACCACAGGACAGGGTCTTATCGGCACTCTGACAAGTGGAGCTGCTTTGAAAACAGAATCACTGGAACCAATGCTGAAGATTTTAACATCTCAGGATAAGCACATCGTGTTGCACAAGATTCTGCCGAAACAGAATGCATACAACACCGTGGAAGAATTCAACCAGCTGGTTGATTACGGTTTGAATATCGGAATCTTTAACAAAGAAGGGGAAACCCCTCAGTTTACTGATTCGATCTACCGTAGGGAATCTGTGCTGATCAAGTATACCGGAGTATCAGGTGAGGTCACCCACCCGTTTACACTTGTAAGACTTGGATCAGGTGTAGGAGATGCTCTTGCACAGGAAGTAAAAAATAAAACTCAGTTCCTTCTGAGGGCTCTCAACAAAGCATATCCTGTATCGGACAGCCGTTTGATCGAAGACGAATTCGATGGAATCTTCAAACAGCATTATACAGGCGTAACTGGTGCAGCTCTTCCAAGTGCAGCCAACCTGAACAAGTATTTTGCCGATTCGAGCGTTGTTGATGCTCGTGGATACATCCTTTCTGATAAGATGGTTGAAGATGCTGCTCATGGCGTTGTAAACGACAACTTCGGAATGGTAAGTACCATCATAGGGCCTCCAATCGTATTCTCAAACTACGTCAGCCAGTTCCACGAATCCAAGAGGATCATCGTTGGTCAACAGGGTGGTGTTGAGGGAGCTACAATGGGTCAGTCGGTCAACGACATCATGACACAGTTTGGCAAGATCAACGTTGTAAGTGACATCTTCTTTGATTATAAAGTATCGAAAGCCTACAACGAGGCTGCAACAAGTGCTAAAGCACCTACTGCTCCTTTATCAACCAACCCGATAACAAACTCAACTACAGCAGTACCTGCTGATACCCAGACACGGTTTACCGATGGGGCGGGCTCATACTGGTACGGTGTAACTGCAAAGAACCGTTACGGTGAATCTGCAATGACTCTTCTTGATACAGCTGTTCAGGCTGTTGTTGCAACAGAATCGGTGGATTTGACCTTCACACATGTGGATGGAGCATACGCAGCTGAGTGCCTTATTATATATCGCACAGAGAAAGCAGCTACAGCATACGCTTCCGCTAAGTTCTACCCGATCATAACAATAACCAAGTCGGAACTTGCAGCCGGTTATGATGGAGCAGCTCAGCTTTCTGTACGTGACCGTAACAGGGTCATCCCGAACACTCACTCAACCATCGTCCTTGACAACTCATTGGATGTATGGGCTCTTAAACAACTTGCACCGATCATGAGAATGGATCTGGCCAGAACCAGCCCATCGTTCAGATTTATGATTTTGGCTTACCTTACGATGGTGCTCTTTGCGCCTAAGAAGATTGCCAGGATTGTGAATATCGGAAAAGCAATACCAGCTTAGTCTTCTCTTTCCTTAATCAGTCATCAGGGCGAGCCATACAAACGCTCGCCCTTTTTTAATATTAAATAATTAATTTGTTAAGTCATGAAAATTGAAACAACAGTTCCTTCACATGCTGGACATCCAGTTAAATATTCGGGTAGTATTGTAGTTACTTACGACAGTAAGGGCATCGCTGAGGTCAGCGAAGAGGATGGGGAAGACCTGATTGAAAAATACAAAGGTCTGATATATCCTGCTGGACAGGTTCCAAAGCCAGCGATGGTTCGCTCAGTGCCTACGACATCCGGAAAAGATAATGAAACCGTAGCCGAGTTGAAGATATCCCTTCAGAAAGCTAATCGCTTAGTTGGGGATCATAAGGCTTCAGCTGATGTAGCCAAGAATGGTGAGAAGATGTGGAGAGACAAGTGCGATGAGCTGATGACTGAGATCAAAGGATTGAAGGCACAGTTGGCTGGAAAGCCAGCCGAGGATGCTCCTAAAGAGGAAGTCAAAGAGCTATCCGCAGAAGAGAAGATCGAGGCGGATTTAGCAGCTTTGACGGCTAAGCTGGAAGCTAAGACTGTCAAGGAGCTTCAGGCATTTGCAGTGGAGCTGAATCTTCCGATTGAGGAATATAGTAAACTGAACAAAGCAAAACTGGTCGAGTATCTTGTAGAAAAGACAAATGCTTAAATGAGCTCATTAACCTATAGCATAAAATATAAAAAGAACACAGGTGCTGTTTTAAGTCCTACGGAACTTAAGGAACTTTATCTCTATGGAATAAACCCGAAGGCACGAGACGGATCGGAAATACCTACATACGTGTGGGAACAGAAGATTAAAAGTGCTCAGAGTGAGATAGAGAAGTTTCTGGCAATTAAGATAGTACGTCAATTGTTTAGTGAAACGTTGACGTACTTTCGGGATGATTACCTTAACAATCTTCCTTTACTTTCCTCGTCTTTTCCAGTAGTTAAGCCAGTAACCCTTTTAGGTAAAATAAATAATGTAGAGCAGATTCGCTATCCCCAATCATGGCTATCATGTTATGAAAGTTCAGATGAGTGGGCAATGAGGAGAATCAGCTTAATACCATCTGGATCGGCTACAGGTGCAACATCTCTAATTCTTATGGGGTTAATGTCACAATTAGGGCTACGTTCATTAAATATTGTGCCTCAATATTGGTCGGTACAATATCTTACTGGATGGACTCCACAAAAAATGCCAATGGAATTAGTAGATATTGTTGGTAAATTGGCAGCCGTACAAATACTAAGTATTTATGGTGATGTTGTTCTTCCTCCTGGACTTTCGGGTAGTAGCCTAAGTATAGACGGACTTAGTCAGAGTATTAATACTGTAATTAGTGCAAAGGGTGGTGCTTTTTCAGGTAGAATATCACAGTACCTACAGGATATAAAAGATACTTTGTTGAGATTAAAAATAACATACACTGGAGTAAACTTTGCTGTTCTCTAAATTATTATTTGTATCATAGTCTATGATGATCCGAACAAAATATGATGGTTGGTTTTATTTAATTTACAAGACTACAAATCTTGTGAATGGTAAGATTTATGTAGGTAGACGAAAAACTAAAAAATTAAATGATGGTTACATCGGATCTGGTACAGCTTTTAATAATGCTGTAGATAAGTATGGTGTTGATATGTTTAAACGAGAAGTAATAGAATATTGTGTTTCTTTTGAACATATGATTGTACAAGAAGTATTTTGGATTAAAGAACATGATGCTCGTAATAAGAAAATAGGATATAATATACATGAAGGTGGTAAAGGAGGTGATATTTATAATTTATTACCAGTATATGTTCAAAATAAGATAAAGAAAGCTGTAGGTGATGCTCATAGAGGAACATTTGTAGAATTATATGGGGTTGAGCGGGCAAAAGAAATTAAAGAAAAAGGACATCCGACTCGAAGAGGAATACCATCGGGAAATGCTGGAAAAAAACACATAGCAACAAAAGAACAATGTAATAATATTAGTGTTGCCTTAGCAGGAGTACCTAAGTCGGAAATTCATAGACAGCATTTGAGAGAAGCTAATTTAGGAAAGACACATACGGAAGCATCCAATCAAAAACATAGGGAAACATGTACTAAACAAGAGTATAAAGATTTAATAAAAATTGTGATGGATAATCGGCCTATGCTAATCTGCCCTCATTGTGGTAAGCTAGGAAAAAGTGGATTTATGTATCATTGGCATTTTGATAATTGTAAAATGAATCCTAATCGAGTAATACCTCCTCAGAGAGAATTGCGAATATGCCCTCATTGTGGTTTTCAAAGTAGAGCGACTAATATCACACAGTTTCATTTTGATAACTGTAAATTTAATCCAAATAGAGTACTTACGCAGGAGCAAATTGAAAAGGAAAAAGAAACAAATATAAAAAAGGGAGCATCCAATAGAGGTCGTGTACATTCAATGGAATCTAGTAAAAGAAAAAGTGATTCTTTTAAAAAACAACCATATACTACTTGTGAGTATTGTGGTATGCAAAGTCAAAATAAAAGCCTGATGTTACGATATCATGGGGGTAACTGCAAGCACAATCCCAACCGAACGGTTGAATCTGTGAACATTAAACAATTAGCTACGGCATGACAATAAGAACTCAGAGTCCCCCACCACTGGCAGGTCAGCCGAAGGCTTCGTTTAACAACGAGGCTTTTGATGCTTTGCTTTGGCAGCAGGGTTACTCCATTTTGTTGGAAGAAGCACGACAGTGCCCTTGCCAAACACGAGAGTCTGGTGCTGCAAGAGTAGATTGTCAAAATTGTAGAGGATTTGGGTGGAATTTTTTAAATCCTATAAAAAGTAGGGCTATTATAAGTAACATCAATAAGAAAGGCAAATACGGCACTGAGTGGAGTGAGGAAAATAAGGGGACTATAATGGTTTCACTAATGAATGTAAATAGACTGGCTGAAATGGATCGTATTACTTTTACTGAGATAACATCAAAACGAAGTGAAACTCTAAGGGTACGATCTGTAGATGGTCGGCTATTTGTTTTTGCAACTTACTTGCCAACAGAAATACTAGATATCTTTTACTTTGAGTTATCAACTCTGCCTTTGGTTAAACTTAGTACGAGTGATTATTCTATTGATGAAAATAACAAGTACATAGTATTGCTTAACTTTGTACCTCCTAGTGGTTTTAATAATACTGTTACAATTACTTATTTATGTGCTCCTTCTTATCATGTCATAGATATTCCGCATGACAGTCGATCAGCTACTGTTGTAAATAATAACGGTCAGATGGAATCAGTTAATATGCCGATTAATGCTGTATTAAAGAAATCTCATGTTGTTTTGGGATTGAATGATTATGACGGGGGTATTGTTACACAGGATAATAGCTACAAGTAATGTTACAGATCTCGATAGATGCATCAAATTTTATAGAATCTAGTGCTTTGAGTCCTGATGATATCAATGGCTTTCATGACCTGTTGCTGGATAGGCTCAAGGAGGGTTTTGAGAATGAGTGGACAAATCAGATCAACGAGAATCTGCACAGCACAAGAAATGAATACCTGAAAGGTATATACGTTGAACGTCCGGATGATAATTCTATTGTTATTGGAGTGACGGCTCGTCAGAGTAAGCTGGCTGTAAATCTTGAGCTTGGACAGGACGCATTTGATGAGAAGATCGGATTTCAAATGAGTCCCAAGAAGACTATGAAGAAGGATGGTAAGGGATGGTTTATCACGATCCCCTTCCATCACAATACTCCAAATTCACTTGGAGAGAGTGCTGTGTTTGCTGGAGCGATGCCTGTTAGTGTATATAAGATAGTGAAGACTGCCACAAAGCCACTCACCCTAGCCCAGCTTCCAGCTGATCAGCAGGTCAAGGGCATCAGGGCAGGGTTTAACTCTGCTGGACGCTCCTTTCAGGCATATACGCACAAGAGTGCAAAGTTTGAGGGCTTGGTTAAAGTTCCGAATAAGGATGAGAACAGGAGCGGATATCTAACATTCCGGAGAGTTTCAGACCTCAGCGATAAGAATGCTTTCATACACCCTGGATTTCTTCCTCGAAATTTATTAGGTAAAGCATTAGCTAAAACAGACATAGCATCAATAATAAGAAAATCTAAAATAGAATTTTTTAGTACATGATGATTCGAACTAAATACGATGGTATGTTTTTTATAGTTTATAAGACTACAAATCTTATAAATGGTAAAATCTATGTGGGAAAACATCAAACTAAAAAATTGAATGATGGGTATATTGGTGATGGTGTTCGTAGACAAAGTAGTGTCAGACACAACACACCCCTTCATAATGCTATAAGGAAATATAAGTATGAGTGTTTTAAAAGAGATATTCTTGAATTTTGTAAAGATAAGTATCATCTTAATGAAAGAGAAATTTGGTGGATTGCAGAACTTAAAGCTACAAATAGGGAAATAGGATATAATATAACTAATGGGGGTGGAGGAGGAGATACCTTTACTAATCATCCTGATTATGATAAAATAGTATCTGCAATGATTGAAGATCGCAAAGGGATAAATATAGGGCATGTTGTATTGGAATCAACTAAAGAGAAAATAAAAAAGACATTTAGTGAAAAACCAATACTTATCTGTCCTTATTGTGGGCTTCAAAGTAAGAGTGAAGTTAATATGAGAACATATCATTTTGATAATTGTAAAAAGAACCCTAATCGAATAGTAGTTATTAAAGAAAAGAAACCAGATACTCGTGAATTAAAAACCTGTCCGTGGTGTGGTTTTCAAAGTAAAAGTGGGAGTGGGACTACGCAATTTCATTTTGATAATTGTATAATGAAACCAGGAAATGAAGGCAAAGTAAATCGAGTAGTATCTGAAAGTCATCGAAATAAGATAAGGGAAACTTTAAGAAATAAACCTATTCTAGCATGTCCTTTTTGTGGGTTTCAGGGAAAGAGTAATATGTATCATTATCATTTTGATAATTGTAAGCACAACCCTAACAAGAATATTGAGATAACAAATATAAAAACAGCATAATGGAAAACTGGGAAAAAGAACTACAGCAACATAATCTTCAAAAGGCCATCAATACAGAATTTGGCTACGTTATGCCTATCGAGGAGCTCCTCGAAAAGGCAGCACCGATTGGCACAAGGAAGACGTGGCAGGGGGGACGGGAGTTTGTTAAGACTGCTGAGGGCTGGAAGCCAGTACCAAAGGGAAGCAAGAAAGAAGGAGAGAAGGAAACAGAGGATGAGAGACTTCAAAGATTAGTGGATAGTGTTCCTGATAATGGTGGAACAGCTCATCTTATGAGAAAGCAGATGGGAGTGAAGGAAAAATCAAATGAATCTAAAATAGAGTTTAAGGGAGAGGGTACTTTGCATGGAAGTAGAATGCATATAGATGGTAAAGAAGTTGTGGTGGATAGAAATCGGGGGTATGTGAAATTAGGGGGTCGTGGTGTTGGTATGTTATCAGGCGCATTATACCCAGCTGGAACGGGTTCTGATCAATTACAAGGAATTAAATATACCCATACTGTACTTAAAATGCAGGAGCTTCTTAAAGAAGGAAAATCTTTATTTGAAGTAGATAGATTTATGTCTACTCAATACATATCTTCTGGATCAAGTACTACTCACGGTGCTACAAAAGAACAAAGACAACAAGCATCAGCTGGTGTTTGGAAAACCGTTAAAGAATATCTGGGATTGAAAATAGGAAAATAAAATATACTATAATGGAAAACTTCGAAAAATCTATAAAACTGCACAATCTCAACCAGCAACTAAAAGTTGAAACTGAGTTCGATGCATCCTTTGAGAAAGCATTAGGAGAAGGATCCCGTGGTGGGAAGGTTATCGGACATACAAAGTCAGGGAAGCCGATCTATGATACCTTTGAGCATGAAGGGCATAAGGACTTCAATGCACAAGATCATAAGGATGCTGCCGATAAACATCATGAGATATCGAGGGAGTCTGATGCCCACAAACTTCATTTCACTACTCAAAAACATCGCAATGAGCGTCAGAAACACTTCAACGAGCATACTGATAAACTCAATACTCTTACCAAAGAGCAGTCAGCTGAGAATGAGAAAATAAGTCATCCTACCATAACAGCATCCTCTGCACATGGCGATATGCAGTACTCCTCGATGGAGACGGTGCAGTCGGCAGTAAAGCATCTGACAAAGCCAGAGAACTACTCTGTTTTAAAGACTAACAAAGGCTTTATGGTAACTACCAATAAGAGAGCATCCCAGTTTGTAAAACAGGGAGAGGGGAAACTACATGCTCATGTACTACCAGCATCTCCGAAGGGATTTGATCGCACCCCCTCTGTACATATTATAAAGGCAGAGGGGGATGAATTTGAGAAGTCCCGTTCTGGCATTTACAAGCCAACAAAGGAAAATCTCAAACATGGTCGTGCTGGGGAGAGATTCGGGAATATGGTGAACGGGGGATCGACTCAGGATTTGGAAAGTGGAAAAGGAAAAAACAAATTCAAAGTTGGGGATAAAATTAAAGTAGAAAAACATGCAGGTATGTTTGAATCAGCTAAAGTTACAGGTGTTAGAGGTGATATGGTTTCTTACACAACATCATCGGGAGACTTTGGTAATGTAAAGTATGATTCTAATACGATACAAAAGTCAATCAATTCTGAATTGGAAACTATATACAAAGCCTTTGAAGACGGTATTCTCAGCAAGGATGTATTTGAGAAGGGCAAAAAAGGCCAAATCGGGGAAACCCGAACATGGCATGGGGTACAGATGAAAAAGGTGTCGGAATCAGGGGATAGCAAGAAGGACTGGCAGCCAATCAAACAGGGAGAGGGCAAATCATCTGCTGATAAACCAGCTGAAGGTGGAGAAGGGAAGATGTCGGAGGAAGCGTTGTCAGAACATGCTAAGCAATCTAGCGAACAGGCGTTGACAAACGCCATAAAGAGCTCTCCTGATCCAACTGTCCGACAGGTAGCCCACACGGAGTTGCAGAGGCGCAAAAAGGAAGAGTCTCCGTCTGACGGCAAGGGAGAATTTCCAAGTAAAGAGTTTATGGGTGGTGGAGATAAAAAAGATAACAAACCTAAACTTAAGGGAGATCAAATTCAGACAGAAGGACAGAAGAAGATGAGAGAGGATGATAACAAACATGAAAAAGGTAAAATAACCGAGTACCAAAATAAAAAGGATAAAGGAGAATCTGATGCAGCTAAGGGAGAAAGAGAAGCAAAAGCTGCAAAAGAAAAGTTATTTGATTTAGCTGCAAAAGTCTATGATAAGTTGGACTTCAAAGACATCCAGAATGAAAAGAAGATAGCATCTGCTTTGAAAGAACTAGGGTATCCTAATAATGCTTTGTATGTGGGGATTATGAAAAGACATCTGAAAGAAGGTTCTGAAATAAAGAAAGATGCAGAAGTCAAAAAATCAATACAGGGCATCAGATACTTCTAAGCCATGTTTATACCGGTAACTAAAATAAAGAAGATTCTAGATGCTGTAATCACCCTAGTAAAGGATGATTACAATGCAGCACTGCAAGCAGGTATAGAAGAGGAGTCTTTCTTATATCGGGTGCTGTATGGAAACACGCTCGGAGACTTTGACTTCTATGAACAGGGCAAGGATATATTTATCCGCACGGATGCCTCAGCCAGACAGATTCAGACTCGAATGGGTTTTGATTTGGGAATGGCTACCCTGCCAACGATCTACGTCCATCAGCCAAGTGAAGCGATGAAGGGAATAAACACCATCGGCTGGGGATATGATACTAACGAATTCTACAACAACACGGACGGATCCCAGACAGATAAACTGTTCCGAGGCTCAGGAAGTGTGTTTGAGTATGTAATCACTAGCCCTAATGTGCTGGAGACGATATTGGTATATGAGGTTTTGTATGCTGCATTGAATGGAGCTATTGATACATTATCTGAGTACTTCAATAATGTAAGCATAGTGGGAAAAGAGCTGGTAGCCAAGAACGAGGAGATGTCTACCCCACTGTTTATCAAGACCATTCAGATGGACATGGATTATGTTAAGGAGTTCCCTCGGCTGGGTACTCCTCAGTCATTCCTTTCGCTGGTAGAGTTCTACCCAGCTACAGTTTATGATGTTAAAGCAATAGGTGAAGAATTAATATAAAAGACATGGAACGCAAATCTACAAAAAAAGAAAAAGCAACTCTTCCTGAGATACCTGAGACATCCTTAAATGCTGATCAGGCTTGTAATGAGTTTCAGCTGGTTGGCACGACACGTGCGCATGTACTAAAGAAGTTTAAAGATGATGTTCATTCAATTGAAGAATGGTCTCGTATGTTCTCTGAGCAAAGGATTTGTTAATTTTTAAAAAGATTATTTATTTTTATAAAAAATTTGGTATCATATAATAATCGATTTCAATGGCTACTTCTTATATTTTCAATGGTCGCAGAGAATCCCTACCAGGAGTCTATGCTACTATCAAAAGTGGAATTCAAAATACACCATTAACAGCTGATTATGGCACAGTGCTGATTATCGACACAGGCCTCGGTGCTTTGTGGGGTGGTGGAGTTGGTATTGACGGATCATTGGCTAATGGGGCTGATGCCGTTTATACTTTTTCAAGTTTACTTGATTACCGATCATTCCTCAAGGGAGGTAAGTTCTGGAAGCTGGCAGAGCCACTTTTCAAACCACGTAAGGCAGAACCTGGGGTCAGCAAGATATACCACGTTAAAGCAGCTACTACCGTTCCTGCCGTATTGAACTTCACAGCCACAGGCGGTGGCGCAAAGGGAGGTACATTTAGTGCCTATGTAAAGGATGAAGGGCAGATTGGAAACGGAGTCAAAACAGTATCTCACCTTGATAAAGGATATGCCTTCACACTGGAAACAGGAGTTATTGATGCTACCAAGTGGATCATGAAGTTCTGGGTTGGCACTTATAAAGGAGCGTATCCGGATGATGCTACATATTACGGAGAGGCTATTGGAGCAGAGCTTATTTATGATGAGGTTCTGGCTGATGATGCTCCTCCATTGCTTTTAGCAAAATCACCGGAATTCAATAGCATACAGACTTTGATCGACTGGTCAAAAACAGATAGACTTTTCAACCAGTTCTTTTCAGCTCTTGATTCAAACCACGTCCACGGGGATGCTTCCGTAAACGGAGCTGATGTAAGTGGACATCCTGGGTATAACTTGGCTACAGGCGGTACAGAGGTTTACTCTACAGCAAACCTTGACCTTGTCCTTGAGCAGGTAAAAGATCTGGACTACGTGTTTGTCATATCTGACAACTACGGAATATTAGATTACACTTCAGTTGAGGTCGGTAAGATTCTGGCACACATCCAAACAGAAGCCAAGTACCTGAAGTTTATGGTTTACGGTGCTGGGCAGGATGATGGAGAGTTTGCACAATCCAGCAACTCATCTAAGATCGTAGCCGAGTACTTCAACAGCGCACAGGCTTTGGTGGTTCATGGTGGATGTAAGAAAGTATCTCAGGCAAACCCTACGGGCTTCCGGATATGGGATGCTCAGGTACATGCAGCTTATCTTTTGGGACGGCTTTGCGGACTACCTCCACAGGTTCCGATAACAAATAAATCGGTGGGTGTCGATGGACTGGTTCATAATCTGACTCAGCTCCAGAAGGAACAGGCACTGGATGCAGGAATCATGACAACCTACTTCGATTCAGACTTCAATGATTTTGTCTGCCTGAAGGGATGTAACTCACTTCAAAATAATGACAACCTTATCAATCAGGACGGCACTTCCTTTAGTGTTCAGGTCGAGAGGATCATTGGTCAGGTCAACCATGATCTGATTGTAAATGCCAAACTTCAACTTCTTGGTCAGCCAGCTGGTGTGAACAGAAACACCCTGTCGGCTAACTTTGTAAAGAACTGGACTATGGCATTCTTGGAAACAAAGGTAGCTACGGCATCGCAGGACAATCTGATTCTTTCATTTCAGGATGTAGTGGTAACTCCAAAACAGGATACCTACTGGGTTTCTTATGCTATTGTTATCAACAACGAGATTGATAAGATCTTCTTCACAGGATTTATGATTGAGTAAACATATTAAAAATCAAAGTATATGGGACTAGTATTAACAGCTCCAAAGGCAGTAATTAAGATAAACGGAATCGCTAGTGGTTACATGCGTAACATGCGGTGTACCGAAAACGTACAACGAGGAGAGGTCAAGGGCATAAGCAACCTCACCTTGCTGGAAGTACCTGCAACGGGATATACCTGCCAGCTGACAGCTGACTTCTTTTTCATCAGCCTAAAGCGTCCTGAACTTCAGGCATTGGTTAACAGGGCTGGATCGGTAGCCAACTTCCTCAACACACTATTACTTGGGGAACAGCCATGTCAGATTCAGGTCTTTAAGAAAACCAAAAAGACGGAAGTAAACAATGTGGTTACTGAAGTGGATAATGAGGGGGAGACTATAGCCATGATTAAAGACTTCTTTCCAGATTCACAATCGTTTGATGTTACCGAGGGTCAGATATCAGGCACAAACATCAGCGGACGCTACCTGACTCCGTGTGTATTCAACGGTTCATAAATTTAATATAAATTTGCTATGAGTGAATTAAAATTCGAAGTAAAGGGAAACACTTACACTATCAAAGTCCCCACACCAGGAGACATGATTGACGTTGAGCGTAGAAAGATGGCACTCTCAAGTGGTTACTACAACGAGATGATGCGCACCAGCACAGTTTCTGCTCAGGAGTCCTTGATGGTGATTGATATTCAAAGTCATTTTTCTGTTCAGTGTCCTGATCTCATGAAGGACTTAAAATGTGATGATATCAGCAAGCTATCTGCTGAAGACTACCAAGTGCTAAAGAGTGCTTATTCTAAGCAATTCCTACCTTGGTGGAATATCTGGCTACAATTGTTTAGAGGTGAAGATGGTAAGTAGGGTATGCCCAGATCAAACATCAAAAAGGCTGTCTTTATTGAAAATAAACAGCCTTTTAAAGATGACATAGACTCATTCATTTATAAGTGGAATGTTAACTACCCTATTGACAGATGGTGGAGGGAACGGCACAAGATAGCGTTCAACTCGCCTGAGCATAGGGTTGTTTCTTTTTTGGACATTTACATTGAGTGGCAAGAGGAGCAGCTTTACAACAAAGCAATTGAAGAGAGGCTTAAGAAGGATGCATATAAACAGGGTGACTGGTTGGAAGAGCGCAAAGAAATAATAGATGAGGCTACTGAGATAGAAGACTTTGAAAAAATGGATTTGAGTCAATTTGATGATAAGAAATAAATAATGGCAGACGAGGCATCGGTACGAATGACAGTGGATAGTTCTCCTGCGTTGACGGAGAACCAAAAGTATGTTCGTGCAGCTACTGAAACATTCAATGTATTAAATAAACAATCAATCGAACTTGGACTGAATGCCAAGCAACGTGTTCAGTGGATGGAGCGAGAGATTGAATTGATGAAGGTTCGCAACAGGCTGGGACAAGAGGAAACAATCAATAGGCTTCATGATGATACATCTTTATCTGGAAAGGATCGTTCTAAACTTATTCGAGAGACCCGTTCTGAGGGCAAGGAAGATGTAGAGGAGCTCAAGGAGCTTAACAAAATTACTAAGCAGTGGACTAATGATCAGAAGGTATCTCAGCAGAAAATAGAACGTATGGGTTCTGGTTTTATGAGGATCGCTAATGGAGCTATGATGGCTGAGTCTACTGGTGGGATGGCTAGTGCCGTTGGTGGGGGGGTAACAGGCTTGGTGGCTGGGGCTTCCATAGCAGCTATTGCTACGGCAGCTGTAGCTGCATTAGCTGTAGCTGGAACGATAAAAGAAATACAGGGAGCATCCACGATGGAGCCTGCTGTGCGAGACTATGCTATTCTCAGAGGCTCATCAATGTATGGTATGCGAGATGAAGTATCTGCTACAAAAGATATAGGACTATGGAGATATGGAATGACACCTAGTCAATACTTTACAAAATCAGCGCAATTAACTAGATCTGGGGCTGGTGTTGTAAATGAGGATATGATGGGGATTATTGCGGGGGAGAAAGCTAGAGGGGTGAATCTTTCAGGAGTGATGGGGGTGGAGCGTTACGGGGAGGGTAAGGTTACCAATATCGAGCGTTACTTTGAAAAATACCTAAGAGCAACATCACAAAACATAGCAGTACTTCCTGAGATATTACAGGCATTTACTACGGAGGCAGGTACAATATTACGAGTTACAGGAAAAGTGGATTCATCTACTATTGCTGGTTCTGTATCTGCTGTAAGTAAGGGGTTTGGTCTTACAGGAGAACCATTGCAGAATGTATATGATACAATGCGTCAGGGATTACAACAATCAACGAATCCTGCGATACAAGCATTGCAGTATTCCGTAATGGAGCGTTCTATGCCAAAGGGATCTTCTTTGATGCAGATGCAGATGGCTATGGAAAATCCGATGGCTAATCCTAAGTATGTAACAGGTATGTTTGATCAGCTTAAAAAAATGTCAGAGGGTAATCAAGAAGATTATGCGCGTAGTATATTTAATGCTGGGCTAGCTCCTTCATTGACTATTGCTATGGGTATGTCAGGAAAAAATCTAACGGCTGAAAACTATTCAAAGGAAATAGATCGGTTTAAGAAAACACCTACAGGGGGGTATGAAGAAGATGCCAAAGAGCTGACTGGTATTACAGAGAAAGGAACAGCTCGTCTATCTGGATTTACAGAAAGGACTGGGTTTGTTAATGTAGAGAAAATGGGCATGTTAATTGAAAATATGTCAGATAGTACCACCACTACTGCTACAATAGTAAAAGTAGTAATGCATAAAGTAGATGGTTTAATGGATAAGTTTGATAATTATATGGATAAGCAGCAATTAAAAAATGATGCTAGATGGTTAAAGGAAGAAAAAACTGAAGAGAGAAGAGCGTATTTAATGGCAGATACAATGAGGTTGAATAAAAAGATACGTGATTATGTAGATGGATTGGCTCAATAATTAATATATGGATTTTTACGAACAGAAAGTTGATTTTGATACTACATTAGAAGAGTTGGTTTCAGCTCCTCTTTCTGTATTTAGTGCATATAAAAATAACATTCCGTTACTAATTACAGGCATTCAAAATAACAGTGAGTTTAACTTTGATCGTATTATTACACAGTACTCTAAGGTAGATCTTGATGCTGAGGCTACTAAGATAGCTACTAGAGAATTAACTTTAGTTAAAGCTGGAACAGTCTTATTTTTACCAAAGGGAGAACTGTCCGTAGATATGCTTGCCCTACAGGGTAGGAATCTATTTGTGAAGGATATTAAATCATTCACTGCCTTTTATGGTCACTATTTAGATTTGCTCCGAAGCCCATCCTACACACCAATTTTTACTGTTACCGATAAAGATAATACCATTGATATACGAGAGTACAGCATATCGGTCTGGATTTGGTCAAGAGCACATAGTGAAAATGGAACGACTCTATTGGATGTTTCGAAGTACGTGGAAAGCTGTACGACTACTGTTAATGGCATAGGCAATTCCTTTAGTATATTCCTTCAGGCCATAGCAGTAGATGAGAAAGGATTAGGAATAGGAGCAGGGGACGAGGTCTTCCAGCGTGTTGATATCGATACTAATAATAAGAGACATTCCTTATCAGACTTTGTTAATCCAGATACTTTGATATCTGAAAGACTCCCGATCCCGTGGTTCAAAAAGATACTGCAACAGAACGACATAGTATTCATTCGCTTTGAGCGACTGACGATGGAATCTCCTGATGACAGGGAAGCTGATAGCATGGAGCTGTCAGCTAGCAATCTTCCAGGGAAAGTGTTTGATATGATCGGACTGATAGATCATGTAGGCAGTAGGATGATTCCACAGAATACAGACATGGAGGTATCTATAACTGGACGAGATCTTAATAAACTTTTGGTGGAGGACGGGAGTTACTTCTTTCCTTTATTATTTACAGAGAATGCAGATACATTATTTTTTAATACTCAGGATGATAGTAAGTGGTTTAAGCGTAACTTCCTGAAGGGGGACTTCAATTACTTGTGGCTATATCAAATGAAATCTGTGCGAGATTCTCTGAGCTTTGTAGTGAATCAGCTATCTAACTTGGGATGTTGTAATGATGTCTTATTTAGTAGTTATGATGATATGGGCAAAGGGAATAATCAGATAGGGGCTGGTTTAGGAGGTAGACGATCCCAGACGTTGAAGATGACGGGGGATGGTCATAATATACTTGAATGGAATGCTGTTAGTGGAATTTGGCAGATCGTAGATTTATTAGTAGATGAGCAGATTGATGACAGGCGTATCGCCAACAGTCAGATAAGCAATCCTAATGGAAATCTGATGAGTGTAATCGATTCCTTTTGTCAGAATCCCTTCGTTGAATTTTATGGGGATACTTACGGAGATAAGTTTACTTTTATAGCACGAACTCCTCCCTTTACTCAGGCAGCCATACTGAGCGTTCTGGACAGTGGAGATTATATTGATGTTAATCTGCGGGACGTAGAGGAGATGGATTTGGACTGGGATCCTAATTTCTTTACTTGGTTTGAGTTTGATCCTCGGAATATGTTCTTGGGACGTACAGATAGTATTGCTTTGGCTTATTTGCCAATTATTTACTTTCCGGAGATAGCGGAGGCTTTCGGGAATAAGCAAATGAAAATTACAGATAACTATATATCATCCCGTGCAATGACGGGGGATCATCTATCAGAAAATAGAGATGAATTTAAGCAGAAGGTTATTGAGGATTTTATGTATGCTATTGAGTGTTTTTGTAATCTCCCATTTACGGAAACCGGCACAATTACACTAAGGCGAGACAGAAGGATAAAGGCTAAGGCATGGATTAAGATAGGAGCTCAGTTCTTTTATGTGGATGCCGTTACCAATTCGTTTATAACGATGGGTGAGCGCATCGATGGCTCGACGACAATAAGTGTGAGTAGGGGAATGTACATCGATTACATCCGTGGAAAGCTAGTAGCCGAATTAGGTCGGAAGATATCCTATTGGAGCATGGTGCAGTTGGATGTTATCCGGAAGGTGCTAATACAGAAACTGGTAATTTACGGTTCTGAAGCCGAGGCTAGTGCTGCTGGAGCTGCTGTGGGGACGTTGCTAAAAGCTAATGTTCCAAAAAATACAGTTAAGGTTTCCTTTGGAACGGATAAAGATGCCTTTGATTTCTTTTTACATCGAAAATTTATCCCATAAAACACCAATCAATTAGAATTAGATAAGTTTTAAACCTAACAATGAATGCAAAGAGCAAAACATAGTCGATTTTTCAGGGTGATTTATAGAACACCCCCATGTAGCTATATTCAGAGCAGCATTATGATCTGCATCTGCTATATTACCACAATTTTTACATCTAAAGTATTTCCCAGTTCTAATACCAATATGATTACAAACATTACAAGTCTGAGAGGTATAGGCGGGAGGAGCTACAATCAATTTAACTCCATTGAGCAATGCCTTATAGGTCAGAAAAGTGCGGAGTTGAAAGAAACTCCAACGATTCAATTCTGTCTTTTGTACTTTACTTTTTGGCTTTGCTGTTTTGCGAATATCTGTCAAATCCTCAATAGCAATTCCTTTGTTTTCTATTTTGGCCTTTGCTACTATTTGTTTACTTATTGTGTGATTATTAATAGAAACAAAACGAGTTTCCCTCCCACTAAGCCGTTTCAGAAGTTTCTTACTTCCTTTTGTGCCTTTGGATTGAATACTTGTTCTTACTTTAGAATATCTTTTACGAACTTTTTTAAGTTGTTCAGAATTAAAACTAGTCCCATCAGACAATACTGCTATGTCAGTTTGTCCAAAATCAACACCAATAAACTCTTCCACATCTCTAATACCCTCTTCGGGAACATCTACTGTTTGAAAAAGATAAAACTTATCCTTTTTAAATACCAAATCAGCCTCTCCCTTTATATAAGGGATATAGTTTTGATTATGGCAAATAAAGGGAACTTTAATTCTACCCCCAACAGACCACAAAGAAATACCTTTTTTAACATACGAAAGAATTCGAGCATCATATGTAATACCACCAAGTGGGTTAAATTCACTTTTAATAGTTTTATTCAATTTATAAGCATTAGCTACTTTACTAATGCAACGAGCTACTACTTGAGCAGAAAGATTAAATTCTCGTTTTATATCATAGTATGTTCTATGATGCAGTTTATATTGATTGTATTGTTTTTCATTAAAAGAAATTTCAGAAATAGCATTACAAGCATTATTAGCTTCTATCAATGTATCTTTAAGAAAAATAAATTGCTCTGGAGTGGGCAAAAGTTTTATTTTCAATGTCAATTTCATACACAAATATACATCAAATATTTGACATTTAGCGTAATCCCATGAACAATAGACCACATCCCATAAAATCATCTCAGTACTATGGAGGACTACAGTATGGTTATATCATACTCCCATCAGATGTAGATCGGGCTACTTTTATAGAACAGTGCTATCGCTGGGAAAGGGTATCGATCTTGATTGAAAAAGGAGGAGGAGTAAGCCATGAGTGCTATATAACAAAGTCAGCTATTCGAGATATTGAGTTCCCAGCAGATTATAAAAAGCTGGGTAGCTGTGTGATGTTCCTGATGGATCCAAACAATGGACTTCCGATGGTAATCGGGGTGCTTTCAAAGGAGGATGAGTCCCAGTTGCTACGGGAAGGATTTTTTAAGATCACCGAAATCCTAGGAGATGGTTCTGTTACAGTATCTGGAGATGCCAAGACAGGGGTGTTAAACTTAACAGTAAACGGAGGATCACTGAGCCAGCTTAATATATCAGTAGCCAATAAAGACAGGACAGCTGTTGTTAATCTTCGCTGTAATGGAAACATCAATATAGAACTGGATGACACCCTTAAGATTGTATCTAGTAAAGATGTCAGCATAGAGGCTAAGGAAGCACTGGCTTTGAAATCCAAAACAGCTACTCTGGAGGTAGAAGATACATTTAAGATCAATACTGGATCAGAGGCGATGGTTAAAGGGGATGAACTGCAAACACAGCTCAATAAGACAAACGACTTGCTTCAGGCTTTGGTAACTATCCTTAATGAGACAGCTATACCCGAACCAGGAGCTGGTGCGCCCAGTGCCCTTCAGCTTGCCCTGAAAACGGCTATAATCGGAAAGGCTTTGGGGAGCTACACGGATATCAAAAGCACGGAGTCTTTTCTAGATTGATTTTTAAAAAGATTAGTTATTTTTATAAAAAATATAGCACTTGAGTTTAGATTTAACAACGGTTAATCGTAGGGCAGTCCAGTTGGCAGAAGATCTAGGGAGATCTTTGCTACATCAGACCTATCCTAAAGACTTCGAGTACTATATGATTGCACTGGAACTGGTGGATGGTGCAGGGGATACTATTGACTACTTTGCATTTCCAATACTACCTTCGGCAATAACCAAATCAGAGAATAAAAGGATTAACATCAAGAAGGCTTTCAAATCAACTCTGATTTTAACCTCTACAGCATATACACCACAGGATATAAATATCAGGGGTAATTTCGGTAGGGCATTTAAGATATTAGCTGGCCCTAAAGAGATACTTAGTGGGATCGCTTTTGTATCCTCTGTCAAGAATGGTATTTTTGGTTTGTTTAGTGGCAAGGGATTAACTATGCCTTCTCTGCAATTTAATCAATTTGTGAAGACAGGATACGGAGCTACTAAGCTATTACAGTCAATTATTCAGAAGTCGGATGGGAGCGATCAAAACGGCCCATATAGATTATACCTGTACAACTTTGCATTGGGGGAGAGTTACTTAGTTGTAGCTCCCACTAAGGCATTGACGCTAGAGCAGAATGATGCCAATATGAATATGATCTGGAATTACAATTTGAATCTTACCATTATAGCTCCTTTGGAATTAGTAAAAAATATAACTCCTTTGTCTTCTCTTAGGAATCTTTTTGAGGCTAATGTAGTTCAGAATGCTGTTAACAGGGCCGGAAAGGATGTGGTCAGTTATTTATCTCGAACATTAAGAAGGCTATGAATATTTTTGATACCTTTAAAAATATAACCAGATTTGATATTCAGAGTTACTTTGAGGACTTCTCCTCATTTGTTCTATCTGATTATCAAAGTATCTCTGCTTATTATCAAACAGGCACACCTCTAACATCAGATACAATCCTAAAGGTAAATGATCTGATGAGTCGTATGGCTCAGATAAATGACTTGTTCTTTGTCTACGGGGATCGGCTGAGTGCAACTACGGTGGAGGTTTGGGAGATGCTTGACTTCTTTGAATCTACAAAAGTGACGCTACTTACAATAGTAAATTCCAGTCGCTGGCTCAGAAGTACAAAGAACGTGCTACGGAGTAATGCAGTGAGTAATGATTTTATATTGCGTCAGCAACAAAGCCTTGAGCAACTAGCATCTGAAATAGGATCAGGGGATGCTACGAATGACTGGTCTCAAATAGCGATTACCAATAACCTCAAAGAAGAGGATTACTCGTTTGAAGGTGGGAATAAACTAAAGATATCATTTACAAACAACTTGAACTATTTTGTAAACTCTGTCATCGATAGTATTAGTGGGGAGAAGCTGTATGGTCTTGACATAGATCGTAACTTCTACTTTGAAAACAATGATCTGGCTGTACTAGGTTATCGGGATAATATCAATCAACAAACTCTAATATTGCTGGGATTAGTAAAGGGGAGTGTCCCAGAGTTTCCACAAGATGGGATTGATAAAAACCTGATAAGTAGTAATGTGAATGCTATTCAGTATCCTATGATACTTAGGCAGCAATCTTTGGTCTTTGAAAAAGATGATCGATATAAAGCTATTGCAGTTAGTGGATTTTCTCATCTGGGGGAGGCTCTTATTATAGATATGCAGATCACAACTAAATTAGATGATGTACTGGATGAAAAATTAGTATTACAACCATGATAACTAAAGTATATACTATAGAAAAACTCAAGTCGCTGATAGCCGAGTTGTTCTATAATAAAACGACAAGGGTAACAGCTGCATCTGATGAGTCAGTGATCAATGCTATATTCTTTGGGGTTGCAAAGACTGCCCAGAAAGCGATGAAGGATATTTCTTTAGTTGAAAGTCATATATTCCCTCAGTACGCCTATGGGACGTACCTGGATAATGTAGCAGCACTGTTTGGAGCTCCTGTTCGCTTGGGGGCAAGTGGTAGTTCTACATACATTCTTATTCGAGCATTGGCTGGGACGGTGTATGCTCAATCAGTAAACACGTTTACAGGAGAGAATGGTATTACCTTTGAACTTACTGAAGATTTTACGGTTGGGGTGGGTGGGTATGGTTATGCTAAGATACGTAGCATAGAAATTGGAGTTAATACTAATGTAAATGCACAGACCATTTTAAAAGTAACTCCAGCACCTACAGGACATATAGGGGTGGTTAATGAATACTCAGCCGTGGGAGGTCGAGATGCTGAGTCAGACGATGATTTCCGATTAAGAATAATACAGCATCCAAATATAACAGCACAGAAAACACTAACCTATTTTGCGGAGATTCTAAGAGTATCTAATTCGGATGTCTTGCGGGTATTGAACTATGGTATTGATGAGAATGGTAAACAGATACTTGCTGTATTACTTCAGAATGGTGCAGATTTGACTGTTTCGGAATTGGCTAGTTTGTTAGACTATATTGAGCCTTACTTAGCAGTATCTGACCTTGCACCAAATGGAAACAGTACAGGTTTGTCATTAATCAATCCTATCTGGTTTGCAATAGGTGGAGATGAAGTAGCAGACACAGGGATAGATTTTCGTGTTCAGTTATTGGATAACTACGATCCAATAGAGGTGCGGAAAAACATACAGATAGCAATGTCTAATTACATCGATTATAGATATTGGGATTGGTCTAAAACAATCTCATGGTCAGACTTATTAGGAATTGTAAAGGGTGTAACTGGAGTAAGGTATGTTCCAGATGGTTATTTCAATCCACACTATGATATCACTGTGCCACTGGGAAGATTGCCAAGAACCAAAAAGTTCATTATGAGAGATCTCGACGGAGTTATAATATTTGAAAGTGCAGTCCTTGTTCCTATATTTTATCCTATAGTATAGTATGTCGGAAACAAAGAAAATATCAACAACAACTATAGTTCGTGTTAGTAACACCCTCCTTGATATATACACTTCATATAGGGATGAAGCGGTTGCAACTTTGTCCTCTCTCATCTTTTTCATTAAAGATGTGTTGGGATATGTTGGAGATGTAAATTTTGCAGAAGGAGAGCTTGGGTATCAAATAAATGACTTACCAAATACGAGCTTTGTTTTGAATGATTATGGAGAATTAATAGCAATTGATGTAGATGCGACTGTGTATTCAATAGATGGAGTAGGAGATCTAATTTATAATGATGTTTTAGTAGCTCCTGTTGCTGTACCAGCTAGTATAGTTGTAATTGATGGTTTTAAGGCTAATTGGAATGCTGTTCCTAGAGCTACAAAATATTATATCGATATCTCTTTAGATGCTCATTTTAACACTCTCATTGTTGGGTATCAAAATTTGGAATTAGGTAATGTTTTATTTTGTAACATAACAGGTTTGTTAGAAAGTGTACCTTATTATTATCGAGTACGAGCTTATGATGGTATTCAAACGAGTATAGATTCAAATATTATTTTAGCTATTCCTCAAGATATTATAGCAGTTACTGATATAGATGGAAATCAATACCATTCTGTAATAATAGGTACACAAGAGTGGCTTGTAGAAAATCTAAAGACAGCTAAATATAGAGATGGTACAAAAATACCAAATATAACTGAAGCAAATGGAAATTTGTGGTATTTGCCAAGTTTCCAAGAAATAAATGGGCTTTATGCTAATAGAGTTGCTCTAGGCATGACTGGTATTTTTTGGTCGTCAACAGAAGGTACATCAACAACAGCCTATCAGGTTAATTTTGATACAGGTCTTTTTAGTGATGTGGCAAAAAGCACATCTCTTCAAGTTCGACCTGTAAGGAATTTTATAGCAGATGGAGCATATTCTATAGGAGATACTGGGCCGTTGGGGGGTATAATAACTGAAAAAACAGACTTAGGGGGTGGGTTGTCTTATAAATATGTAGAATGTAGATTAACTAGTGTTGCTAATTCTATCTGGTCAAACAGAAATACAACTCTTATAGGAGCTACAGCTCAGACAGTGTATGGGAATTTGAATACTCTAGCTATTATTGGTCAGTCTGGTCACACTACAAGTGCTGCTAAGCTATGTAATGATCTTGGGACTACTATAGGGTGGATTGGTGATGTTACTGGGGCTAGGGCATGGTATAATAACGATATAGCAAATAAACCGGACTACGGAGCATTATATAATTGGTACGCAGTAAATAATGTTCATGGACTAGCTCCTACGGGATGGAGAGTGCCAAGTGATTCAGATTGGACTATTTTGTGGAATTTTATAGGTATGACTCCTATTGGAGGTGGTTTGTACTTTGACATTAATGTTATTAAGGAAGCTGGAACAGTGCACTGGCTATCAGCGTATGGTCGTGATTTGTATGGTTTTAAAATGTTAGGATCTGGTTTAAGAACTGATTTTGATGGGTCATTTGCTGTTTTAAAAGAAGAAGGATTACATTGGTCAAGCACATCAGTGGATAGTTTTAATGCAAAATGGAGGGTTGGTTATGATGGGGGTTCTGCGGAAATTCAAAATGCCCCTAAGAACTATGGTTTAGCAATTCGCTGTATGAGAGATATATAAAAACTAGAAAGAATGTTATCAAGTAATTTAGGACTAACAAAGACAATATTTCGACAGGCTACAGCACCTGCTGTTACTGATGTTTTATGGTATGATACTATAAATAATGTATTTAAGTATTTTCACATTCCGACTCTTACTTGGACAGTACTATATCGTTCACAGCTATCAGGAACACTAACAGCAACGACCCCAACAAGTGCTCAGATTACAACAGTAATTGGTTTAACACCTGTACAGGTTGGAGCTGGTTTTCAAGTAACAATTTTAAATACAACAGATAGTTTATTGTATCAAATAACTTCAGACGGGACTTCATGGTTTTACAGAGTAAGTATAAAGAATGTAGGTGTTACAGATGCTAATGGGAATGAATATAATAAAGTAATAGTAGGTGCTCAGACATGGCTAGTTGAACCACTAAAAGCAACGAAGTATGCTGATGGTACTTCTATTCCAATTTTAACATCTAATGCTAGTTGGGATGCTGATACTGCTGGAGCTTGTTGTTATTATAATAATGACCCTGTTTATGCTGAAGTTTATGGACTGATGTATAATTGGTATGCTGTTCATAATGCACATGGAATAGCCCCTGCCGGATATCATGTAGCTACAAATGCTGACTGGGAAGCTTTAATTGCTTCTGTGGGTGGGTGGGAACATGGTGGGGGATCACTTAAAGAAGTAGGAATAGCTCATTGGAGTATTAATAATGGAGCAACTAATTCAACTGGGTTTACAGCAGTACCAGGAGGACAAAGACAAAGTAATAATGGGGCTTTCAATAGTTTAGGTGATTATGGTGTATGGTGGAGTGCTGATTCATATAGTGTTGGAAAAGCTCGTGCCTATTATATATTAGGGTATTATGACTATATTACTCAAGGTAATTTTGATAAACCGATGGGTTTTTCTGTTCATTGTGTAAAAGATTAAGAATAATGGAAACAAGGAATCTAGGACTAGTTAAAGGAACATTTCGTCAGACTACAGCTCCAATTCGTACAGATGTTTTATGGTATGATACAACAGTTAATGTATTAAAACTATATAACATAATAACTTTGAAGTGGCAGCCTGTACAATTGTATTTAACAGGTGCTGTAACAGACGGAGCTCCAACAAACGCAGAATTAAATACAATTATAGGTATAACTGCTGTTGTGGCTGGTGCTGGGTATAAGTGTACTATAACAGATACAACAGGAACCACACTAGTATACTTGGTTGAATCAGATGGAGCAAATTGGCAGTATGTTGTTATGACAAAAGCAGTGTAGTATGGCAGTAATTGAAAACAGAGCAACAGAAGACGGGGATATTATAAGTATTCAAACCGATGTTCCTATAGTAGGGATTGTAGCTTTGACTTCTTTTTCAGACGCTACAACAGGAGAAACTGGTACTACATATTTTCAAAAGACTTTTAGATATTCTATTAATGGAGGTCTAACTTTTACAGATTGGATTGAATTAACGACTCTTAATATTCAGAATATTGTCATTGAAAAGATAAACTATTTTGTTATAGAGTATAGATACAAGAGAATAGGAGTCGGTTCGGATATAGGGTTTACTAGTGTTGATATTGCTGGGACACTTCTTCCATTAGACTTTCCTATTTTTGGAGGCTCAATGTTTTCTCCGTTCTTTACTTCAAATAACGTATCTGTTCTTGGCTGGGCTTTAAATGTTTTGGAAAAACTTTATAAGAATGGAATCATTCCGAATTATATTACTAGAAATACTGGTTCAAAAGATGATAGTGACTATATAGCCTTTTGGTTTTCTATTACACATTTTTTTGCTGTACTTGTTTATTATGCTCGTGGGTTTGAAAACATAGCAGCCAATACCTCTTTGATGCGGGAATATGTAAAGGGAAGAGGGGTGTACATGAGAAATAACCCAGACATTGAGGAGCTTCTGTATGTATATGCTAATTATATTAATGAGATTAAATTAAGAGGGACAAAAGAAATTTATCGTAGGGGACTTGGTAGTTTTGATATTTCAGCTGATACAACATACTATGGTGGGGGTATTGGGGTGGATTTGTTAAATGCTGATGTAGATGGGGAATTAGTGCGATTACTGAATACAGATTTAACAGATGAATGTTTAGTTGCTCCCACTTCAAGATTTGAATTGGGATGGTGTATTGGGCAGAGTTCTCCTTTATATACCGGAGCAGACAACATTGAAAATTTGATAAAAGCCTATGAATATGATAGTGAAGTAGTAGATATTAGTAGATATCCTTTAATAGAAGAATCCTATCTTTCTGTTCCCAATCAGAAAATACAGATAGCGAATGTTCCTGATGGTTTGAGTTGTGGTATCGGTTCATCCGTGTTTGATCTCGCAAAGGCTGTAGTTATTGACCCATCTTTGAGTTATGAGATCAGTTTTAAAGTTTTAAAACAGACATCACTTATTGCTGATTTATCTTTTGGTGTAGCTTTATACGACATGAACGGTACAGCTGTAAGTGCTACACAAATTACGGACGGAACAGTTAATAATCGTTTCTTTACAAAACTAGCATTAAAGAAACTTAACACGGAGTATTGGGTTCGGGGGGTATTAAACGCTTCAGATAGTCTTCTAGTAACAGGAGATACTTTAAATATAGGGTTTGGACAAAATCTCCGATCTCGTTATAATACAGTATTCTTAATTCCCCTAATCATTGTTGAAAATTCAACGGGTGTTCCTACAGGAGATATTGTTAGTATTTGGGATATTAAGATACGCCCAGCATCACTCTGGTTTTCAAGAGGTTTACTTTCTTCAAGAAACTTTATATTAGGTTATCTACGAAATCGAAGTGCTGATTACAGTGATGCTCAAGTAAAGAAGATCATTGATGAACAGCTGATTCCATATAATTCATTTTCACTATTAAAATTCTTATAATTATGTCAAAAGGTAAGTTAAACGTTTATAGAGACAGTTTCTTAGAAAAAGAGGAATTGGATCGATTAATGAGTTTTATCAATGATAATGCTGCTTTGTTTTTATTTGTGAGTAATGCTCAATCTTTTGGGATTCTTCAACAGGGTACAACTACAACTAATGATACAGCCTTTAAAGTTGAGGTTGGGACGAATGCAAATACTATTAAAATCGGAGCTGATAGTTATGCTTTGGATAAGAATGGGGCTATGATTTATCAGAGAGCTTTTGATAACTTACCTGTCCCTACAGATAGTTTATGGTATTGGGTGAAGATTTCTCATCGATATGATAATTATGAACCTGGGTTTGTCAATATAGCCGTAGATGGTACTATTTCCGGTGCTAGTACACTGTTTACAGAAGTGTTAAGAGGTAGTTCTTCAGGGTTTCCTGTAAAAATAAAATTCTACACACAGGCGGATGACGGAACACTTACCCCAGCAACAAATAGTGGGACGTATGAAGTGGTTAACGTTGTTTCAGATAATACAGCAATCATCGCAGGGAATCTCACGGTAGAGACACAGTTAAGATATGTTGTATTAGGTGCTTTCTCTGTAAATACATCAGTAGCTGCAATTACATCTACGGGTTTGTATTCATACGATAGTTGCAATATTGAGTTTGTAGCAGAAGAGGTTAATGATACAGCTCCTATAATTGGACTTACAACAGATGAAGAATTTTATATTGCGAGAGTATATTGCAACGGAGCTGCTGTAACACTTTATGATAAGAGACTGAGTTATTACTACAGGTTTAATATTAGTAATATAAATGTAGGAGATGCTAGTAAGGCTAATATAGGTGCTGATAATATTACAGTTAATTCATGGTTAGCTAAATTAAGTGTATACACACAGGCTCAGATTACTTCTTATCTTTCTGGAAAAGCTGCAATAGATGGAGGAAACTTAACAGCTGGGAATCTTGCTACATGGAGATCTTTATTAAGTGTTTATACTATGGCTCAGATAGATGCTATGACAAATGTATCTGGAAAGGCTAATGTGGGGGCTGATAATATTACAGTTAGTTCATGGTTAGCAAAACTAGTTATCTATACAACAGCTCAAGTAGATGCAGCTCTTGCTTTAAGATGTCTGAAGAGTGCTAATTTAAGTGATGTGAATGCAGCCACAGCAGCTTCAAATTTAGGCGTAGACTTAACAACAGCAGCAGATGTTAAGCATAATTTAAGATGTTTGAAAAGTGCCAATCTAAGTGATGTTGATGCAGCTGCTTCAAGGGGTAATCTTAATGTGTATTCAAAAGATGAACAGGGTTTACTATTAACTGTAGTTGTTGAGATAGGAGATTGGAATATGGATAGTACTGGTACTAAGGCAATTGCTCATGGTTTAACTTGGACTAAGATCAGAACTGTTCTAGTTTTGATAAGAAGAGATGATGATTCAGTTCGATTCCCTCTTGATCATGGTAATGCTGTAGTTCCTAATGGTTGTTGGTATGTGAATGCAACCAATCTCATTCTTTTAAGATCTGATACTGGTATTTTTAATGATCCTGCATTTGCTGCAACTAGTTATAATAGGGGGTGGGTAACAATTCAATATATAGCTTAATATGAAATTATACTATACAAATTCTGTAAATCAAGATCAGATTCAAAATGATCCGAGATTATCTCTTGGTGGCTATAAAGCACTAAGCCCATTACCAAACGATGCCTTTGATAATCTGTTTGGTGAGATATCCCAGTTTTTGCTCTCTAAGGACATCCCAGAAGATGAGTACGTGGGACTGGTTCTTAAAAATGAAACGGGAGTAGCCGTAGAGAACCTTTGGCTGTGGTTCGAATTTCCTGTAGGGAGCTATTCAAAGTTTTTAGTGGCTGCTGTTGATCTAGTAGCCGATGCTAATGGAGTATTGGCAATGGAACACATACCTACTAAAAACAGCAAACCCATATACGCTGATTTCTATGAGGCTAATGGAATAAACAATGCAGTTTCACTAGGATCAGTGGAGATTGATGGTATGTTGGGGCTTTGGATATCTCGTCAGCTGATAGCTGACTTGGCTTCTTTAGTACAATCTGATGCTAATCTATATACCACGGATCCTAACAACTCTGATCTTGTCATTCCTGTCGTGCCGACAAAACAAGACAGTATTTCTATTAAACTAGTTTGGGGTGCTGATTATTATTACGGTGCTGATATTGGTACAGACTTAATTTGATAAATAAATAAATTTGTTATATGAATACATATCTGGAATCATCGAGTAAGCGTTACCCGAAAGAATTAAAACAAGCATTAATCCATCCCATAAGCACAGCTGATGGGTTAATCATCACAGAGCTGATAGCTCTTATGGATAAAGCAGGGCTGGCAAAAATCAAAATCGTACTAGAGCAATATAAATATCTCAAGGATAGCGAAATCCGAGAGGCTTTGGCTGGTTTAAACGCTAAGGCTGTGGTTTTGCCCGAAGACGAAGCTGACATCGCCACCGAGGGAATAAAGCCCACAAACCCCTTTAAAACAGGCCTTATTTTTACACGAAACTGGATTCACTTCAAAGGCTACAGGATGGACTTGGAACATGTCCTGTGCTATGAGAAAAAAGACGAGTATAAAGTAACTAAGGGGGTAATGGAATATCTCATTATTATCAACCCTTTGCCCGAAACAACCTCCGCCAAGAATGTCACTTCTAACAAAGTTATATCATATTCTGATATGGATCAGCGAGACGCTGACTTTGTCCTTCTTGACGAATACATGAGTCACTATTCTGGGATTACTTTTATCAACGAGCGTACAGAGTAATTATTATGGAAAGAGGGTACACAGATACTATCAACGGTAAGATTCTAACTAAGGGGGAGCGTAGGGATTTATACACCTACGTGGATCAGATCATAAACAACCTATCTCCAGCAGCATTAAATGAATTGATGAGTGGATATGATAATGACTTAGATAAACTTTTCCTAAGTATGCTTCAGGAGACACATCGGGTGGTTCATACCAATGCTATATCTATTGATCCAGAAAGCATAGACTATCTACCACAGCTGGAATCTGTGATGGATGAGACGATGAAGATACAATCTCTGAATTACTTCATAGCTACCATGCTTCCTAATTTTACGATGGGGTGGCGCAACATAGAATGGTGTAATTTACTACAGTTATATCACTGGAGTTCATTTCAATGTGAAAGGGGAAGTGGGAAGAGTTTTAATTTTTGCTTTGCGTTTCCCCTCTGGAGAGCCTATAGCTATCGGAGACCTAGTTGGATGTCTAAAGATACAAGAGAGAATCGAAACTGTAAAGAAACAGTTCTAATTACCAATGAGAGCAAACTAGGTATCTTACATTTGGAAAAAATTGTAGAGGAGATTCGTGTAAACGACTTCTTACATGATATCTTATTACCAGATAGTAGAAATGATCTAGGAAAAGAGCAAATCCGAACTAAAAACGGAGCATCTATTCTTCTCCGTTCAAAGGGTTCATTTATCAGGGGATTGCACGTAGGCAATGTTGTCGTGGACGACTTCTTGGATAAGTCCTGTCTGTATTCAAAAGATCAGAGAGATAAGTTTGAGGAGGTATTTTATGCAGAAATCATGAACATCGTGGAATCTGGAGGGTACTTAATCGTATCAGGTACGCCATTTCACTCCCAGGATTTGTACTCTCGGATAAAAGAAGACCCCAACTTTAAGACATTTATTTATCCTGGAATATTTCCTGATGGTCGTATTCTTGCTCCAGATCGATATGACTTTAAAAAGCTGATGGAGCTGAAGGAATCTCTGGGTAGTATCGTGTTTACTAGAGAGCACCTAGTTAAACCAATAAGTGATTACTCATCCCTGTTCCCGTGGGAGTACCTCAATAGGGCTAAGGTTGGGATGGATAGTATCTCACTAGTAAACAATATAGATTCATTCCCAGTGAAGCTAGAGCGAGTTGTGCTAGGCTGTGACTTTGCTATATCAGGAGCTGTCAGTGCTGACTATTCTGTGTTTAGCGTTTGGGGACGAGGAGAGGATAAGAAATACTATCTGCTTCATGTCTTCCGCAAAAAGGGAATGCCTCATGGAGAACAGGTATCTGAGATTGTTTCTTTGAATAATAGATTCCGACCCAATAAAATTGTGGCTGAGGGTAATGGTTTTCAAAGCGTAATGATTGAATTGGTCAAAGAGAGAGGTGTAGCTAATATAGAATCCTTTATAACAGAGTCAAACCTTAAGAAGGATTTATATGAAGGACTACCTAGTTTAAGTGCAATGTTCGAAAGAGGAGAGATCAAAATACCCTATGGCAATGAGGAGAGTAAAAACACCTTCGCATGGCTGTGTGGGGAGTTTAATAGCGTCACCTTCCATGAGGATAGTGGTAAGCTGGAATCGAGCTCAGATCACGATGACGGTGCTATGAGCTCCTTCTTTGCTATCACTGACCTTCGGGAAGCCAAATCTGTATTTAAAGTTCATTACATGTAACATGACAGCAACACTACCTCGTACTCGAATCATTCCTTTGTCAGACTTCTTTAGCCGGTTGCAGATGGAATATCTGTGCTATCGATTTAGAGAATTGATTTATCAGAGACCCTTTGACAAGAAGAAGTTTGCCGATATCTGTGCAAAGAAGAAGGAAAAGATAGATCAGATAGCTCTGGAGAACTGCATCCCTACTATATTCAATAATATGGTTCAGCGAGAGAAGTACCTTCAGAAGTTCTTTAAGAAGGATGGGATGCCCTCGTTTTGCTATCGGGATGAGTATCAGTTGAAAATCAAAGGCCACTGGGATATTTCATACTATTACATGATTGGTACAAGTGTTCGTGTTGTTATTAATAATGAAGTGGAAATAGGAAGGATTCAGGAATGTCTTATAGAAGACAGAGAGGTGATACTTAAAATAGAATCTGGAGTGGTTCGGAAAAATATAGATTGTGTTACTCGGATATTCCCGTCCAGCTTCTATATTGATTTGCTGAGTAATTCATCTGTGTAGAACCAATAATACCCCTGACGAGTTAAATGATTATCTTTTAATGCATTTAATATAGTGTGCTTGGATATTTTTAGATTGTCTGTTATGAATTTGGCACTGGGATATTCCGCTATGTATTTCATATCAGATCCAAATTGTGTTACTGGTTTTTTACAACCATTACTATGTGGAACTATAAAATTATGATCATAACCAACCACCCACATCAATTGAAGTTTCTGCTTGATGGTTGATTTTAAATACTCATGACGTTCTTCTAGGGTATATCTATCCTCAACAAGAAGAGCTTCTTGGATTTCTATCTCCAGCATCATTTTATTAACTGCCGTCTCCTGATTCATCATGTTCAAAATAAAAAACACCATCCCAAGTATGCATGGTAATAATACCATAATCAATGGCTACTTTATTTATATAGATCTCTTGCAATCGTTTATGTAGGGTTAGCATTGACTTTCGGAATGTTTCTAGACGCTCACCTCGTTTATAATGATTACAGCGTCTACAGGAAGGCATGAGGTTTTCAAAATCATTTATATCATTTGTTAAATGATACTTTTCCCTCATGACAAGATGCTGATTCCAAAAAGCCAAATGCTGAGGATGCTTGTGATCAACCTGCATTTCATTATAAGCTATCTCTTTGCCACAATAAGCACAGTGTTTGTTGTATTTATTCCAGACAGCTATTCGTTCTTTCTTAGTCATTATGTTACAGTTACTTCAGTAATACCTCGCCTAATCTTTGTTTCAAATAGCCTATCCGTAGCTTCAATAGTAGCCTCACGGCTGATGCGCTCATCACTGATCATAATGATCTGAACTTTCAATTCCTGGGAGATTTTCCGGATCATATCCAGCATCCTCTTGTTTTCATTCTCTCCCTTTAGATGTTTGAAAGGCTCATCTAGCACCAGCACATTTCGGGTGCGTGGGATTTGCATCGACCAGCTGGCCACTCGCAATGCGAAGGATGCTACGTCGGCAGCTCCACCACCTCCACCTTCCAAAGGATCCACCCGATTCCCATCCCTTAAAAAATACAGGTCGCATTCGGTTTTATTCCTACGTTGGATAAACTCTACCTTCAGTTCGTAGGGATTGTTAAAGACGGCTTCCATAGCCAATGATGTGATATCAGATATGTGATATTGGATTTGTTGCTGTGTTTTTAATCCCACAGCCCGAACAATCTCACGAGCCTCCTCGTGACGTCTCATGGACTTCTCCAGCTCCTTAACCTCCAGCTGGGTGTCGTCTATCGTTTTAACAACCTCGGCTCGCTTGCCTTTCTGTTGCTCCAGATGAGATCGTAGTTGAGATATACTATTCATCAAATTTTGCTGTTAGTTCTTTTGCAGTAACATTATATGTCTTACATATTTCATCCATCGTTTTCATACTGGCATCAGAAACATAGTCATATGGTGTTTCAATTATTACATGGTATCGTTGAGGTTTAGTAAATCCCGTCTTAATTATACGTACGATATAATCCCCTTCGATAAGTAGAGTAACCCCTCGTAATGTTGTAATTTTCATATTCATTTGATTAGACATTATACTTCTCTTCCAGCTCTTTTGTACCCTTAGCAATCTTGGCATCAAGATTAGCTATGTCATTATCCATACTTTTAAGTTTCATTTGAGCAGCTTCAATGGTAGAGCACTGCCAGTCATCCTTTAGCTGTTTCATCAGGCTTTTTTGCTGACCTGTCAGTTCGGCCACGGATGTTTTGGCTTCATCCACATTCTTTTTCAGATCGAGTAATTGCTGTTCTGTTTTCATATCACATATATGTTGTTAAGACTCTTATTGCGTATTTGAATTCCTTTATTTTAAGCTCATTGTTTGCCTTGTGTTTTTCATGGAGTTCAGGGGAGATTAAACCCTTTGATAGAGCCTCTTTAGATTTCTGTATATTCTTTAAAAATCCCTGAAGTTGTTTTTCTAGCAATTCAAGAGGTGTCATATTTTAGTCTCTAAGGATTTAAAAACTATTTCCATGACACTTTTTCTGATCTGATTGGTTTTCTCAAACTGCTCAAGATTCTGTTCGAAGGAAACATCAGCTACCCATTCTGTATCCAATCGACTCACAAAAGCATCAATCCGAGCGTCTCGCTCCTCCTTGCGCTCTAAATGTTCTCTGCTAATCACACCTTGTTCAATTGGAATAAAGACTTGTTCCACAGCGTTGTCTTCAGCAAACCAAAACCACACACAGGGCTTGTGATCAATCTGATCGGCATCCATTCGCATCAGCGATCCTGGATTTACCAGATGTCTGCCATCGAGTTCTTCATGGAAAGTCTTGTGGTTATCCCCCGATAGGATTAAATCATAATCTGGAAACTTCCTCAGCAACTTAGCTGCCATAGGAGCTTCACATCCAGGCCACGGTAGCTTGCTTTGATAATTCATCACGTGCCATACCAGAATCTTCCTTCCTTTGATAACTAAGCTGGGTTCAGTGGGGGTTTGATTGAAATGACAAGTAGATAGCACTGTTAACTTTTCCGCAGCCTGTAGGACGTTAATTCCGCACTTATCTACAAGGGAGATGTTATGTGCTGGGAGGTCGTGATTTCCGTATACCAAGTGGAGCTGATCCGGAAGATGTAGGATTGTTTCCCTTAGTAAATTTGGTGACGGCTTCCATCCGTCAAAAAGATCTCCCGACATTAGAACTGGGCAATTATATGTCTTTTGTAGCATACTTATATAATCCACCTTTTTCCATTCAGCATCCCAATATGCATCTGTGCGACAAACAGGTGTGCTTTCAGTCAAATGCCAATCAGCAGTTAATATGGCACTGGGCGTTCTGTTAACAGATCTTGTACGTTCCATTACGAAAGTTTATTATATTCTTTGATGGCCTGTTGTAGATGAGATCCGACATGAACCAATCGATCAAATTTATTCTTGACAAAATATGCTGTGATTAATTCTATTTGACCATTGACATTTGTTGTATCTATGTTAAATATCAATCGCTTACGAGGATCACTATGTGATGCTAAAACAACCTCAGTGTGATAATTTATAAATTCTTCTGGTTTGATAATGTGATTTGTCATGATTCATTATACAAATAATTACTTTGGCTTCCCATTTATGGTTTCCACTAGATGATAATACTGTAGCATTTTTAAAACATCCTTAGCCTCATCCACCAACAAGATCTCCTCTGTGGTTACAGTAACTTTTTCTGCCTGAACCTTGATAGTAATTGTTTTTATCTTGGCTGGGTTCAGCTTCAGCACCTGACACAATTGAGTCCCGAAGGACTCTACTTTTGTAGTTCTTTCCATTTATTTAGGTTTGTTACAGAGAGGGCAAATCTCAGGAAATTCATCCTCAAACTGCTTATGTAATTTTTTATATTTTACCTCAGCTAACTCTAACTGAGTATTGGTATTGGTTATACTATTTACTATACGTCTCAAGCCCACCCTCTTTGTTTCAGATTCCTTTTTATCTGCATGTAGTTTTAGCAGATCAACCACTAGACTCTCTACAGAAAGGATTACTTCATACTCATCCAGATCTTTCTGAACCTGTAGGATGTCATTTATAAAAATATCCAGCTTGTCTGCTTTTATAATAGCCTCTTTTCGCTCTGCAATGCTTTTCAATAACGAGTCCAGCAATGGTTCAATAGTAAGAATAGCTTGTTCCCGTTCAATGTCTCCGTTGATATCCTCTAGCGTGGTTATTACATCATGTAATAGGAGTCTCTTGGTTTGTTGGAGTGTTAGTGCTTTATCGTCAGCTTCAAGAAGAATTATTTCTTTTTCAAACGTAACCAGATAATCATAAGAGAGTAGTTTTTCCTGGTTCTTTACAATTTCCCCATTCTTAAAGGTTATTGTTTGCTTAATCCCAGTGATCCATTTGTTCAGGTTTGCCGTGGAGAGGTCTATCTTGTCAAGACGTGCAACCTTGTTAAAATGCTGAGCCACCTCGCCAGCCGTAGAGCTGAGAAGGAAATGGGATTCAAATTGAGTTTTGAAGTTGGTGTCATCGATGTTCAGTGCTTGAAGAATCTCCTGTGGGACTTCTTTGTTGAAAGCATGAAACTCAGTGGTATTCAGTTTATACTCTTCCTGCTTGCCTTTGCTACGGGTGATCGTGTCTGTACTTGTTATAAGTTGCACAGAGGTCTCCTTGCCGTCAGAAACGCCCTTCCAGCTGACAATATCATCACCCAGCGGACGGTTAATTAGACACCAGCGCAATGCCCTTAAAAGGGCTGTTTTGCCCGAATCTGAGCTCCCACAAATTATGTTAACTCCTTCAGCGAAGGATAGTGAGCTGTAACGATGGCTTTCGAAGTTGTGGAGTGTTAAACTTTTTATCATACTGGATTATACAAATTATTTATACATCTTTCTGCAATAGTGAGCTATCAAAAGAGCATCTGAGTTTACGATTGTAGCTTTTGGATAAAGTCGCTTAGCGACCTGATCCGCACCTGTCTTTAATTGATCCTTTACAAGACCTGATGGTAGAAGTGCCTTTTGCCATTCCTTGCTATCAATAAACTGATAAGGAATTTGAAAGTTCTCCAGAAGTATCTGTGTAGCCTCAAGGCATCGCAAAGCCGATACTGATGCATTCCAGCGCATAGGGTTGACCATTGGACGTTCAATTAAACAGAATGTATTATCCCCAGCAAGATTCAGGATAGATCTCATCTTTTGAAAATCCACTCTGTTTATAAAAGCCTTCTTCTTTGTATAGTTCAGACAGTTCTTTACAGGTGTATTTATATGAATGATGATATCCCCCGTGTCAGAGAGGATGGTAACGGCTCCTGAAACTCCGTTATCTATACCCAGATAGGTTTTACTACTTCCCCGTTCCATCTTTTTTATTTATCCAAAGTTCATATAATACTTCTGGTTGATCAGCATATTCTACTAACCAAAGTTCCAAATTTGCTGTAGACTTTACAAATCTATGTAGAGTTATTTGACCTAGCGGAACAGTCCAATTGGATGGATTTCCAAACCCCATGATAGTATCGCCTTGTTTTCTTACTGGATTGTCCATTATCTTTTTGGTTTACGATTCGATTCAAACTTACTTTCGATCATCTCCCACAAATCAATTACTTCTTCTTTGAGTTGATCTTCAAGTTTTTCTGATTCAATTATTTTGATAGCCTCTTCCATTGACGTAGCCAAACTACGATCCCCCAAGCAGTATGTTGTATTTCGGGTGTAGTCTTTTATATATTGTAGATTGTCACGAATCTGATCGATCCCGTAATCGAAAATTATCGTCATCGGGGCTTTCCGATATGGTTTATCTACTGTTTTAACCACCTCAATCATGGTAGTTATGCCGATGACCTTCTTGACCTCTTTACCAGCTACTTTAACTACTTTGTATATCTTTTCAGGATTACCAAAATGCAAACGGACACTGGCGTAGAACTTAAAGGCCTCTCCTCCAGGAGTAGTGAACTTGGGACTGTATGTTCCTGCACCCATATTCACCCGCACTTGATTACTACAGACCATCAGATAATTATTCTGTTTAATCATCCGACAGGTTTTTCTAAGTTGTTCGCTGAATTCCTTAGCCCTCCGCATCCCCATCTTATCTCCATCATCTTCTCCCATCTCCAAATCTGTAGAAAGTGCGGCCAGAGAATCTGCAAAGATACCATGTACAATCTTTTTATCTTTGATCACTGGAGGTTCCCATTTCCGGACGTTCTTGAAGACTTCTGTAACGGTGTCTGGTTGGTAGTAGTTTTCTGGTTTGATGCGCACCCCGTACATTTCAAAATACTGATGATCCAGTCTGGCTTCAGGATCGTGGAATTGAGCCTCCCCATTCCTGCGTTGAATATCCCCTGCTACCTCGCAAAGAAACGCTGTTTTGCCCGATTGAGATATGCCGAAAGCCTCAACTAGTATTCCTCCAGGAATACCCCCTCCTCGGATGCGACTGCCTGAAATAGCCAAATCCACCAGAGTGGATCCTGTAGAAGTCATTATCTCAAAGTTACCATCCAATTTAGTTTCCTCTTCCTTTTCTGGCTTAGCCTCGGCTCTGCGTTTCATCTGAGTGCTAAGGGGTTCTGCTGTAGCTCTTTCCATTATTCAATTTCTTTTAATATCGTTTCAATCTGTTCTATGCCAAGCCCTCTACTTTTCAGTTCTGCACGTATACTTATTTTAAAGTCACAGAGCTTTGCGGTGGGTGTACCTATGCGCTCCAGCTTCCACTCCTGCCTGACGTTGTGGAGAATATCATCTAAGAGTTCTTTATCAGTTACGATCAGCCGTTGCTGTTTGATCCACTCCTCGATCAGGTTTCGTATCAGCTCTGATTTAGATACTCCTTTGGCCAGAGTGTACATGGCAAAGTAACCATGAATCCACTGGGGCAAAAAGGCCCCAATGAATTTCGTAGGTTCTTTTTTACTATGAGCTTTCAGAATAACCATTACTTGTTACGTTTTGCATCAAGACAAGCATCAAATGCCTTGCACTCATCACAGTCATCAAAGCGTTCAGTATCTTTGCCGAAGACGTGACCAGTAGGGCATTTGTCTTTTGCATCTCCTCCTGTTCTTCCCTTTTCCGCAGCATCCCCTGCTCTGCTCATCCTTGCTGACTTCTCAGCTGGAGGAGGTGTTTTTTCCTTAGCTGGAGCTGTTTCCTTTTCTTTTACTGAGGATGATACTGATCCACGTGTAGGTTTCGGCTTATCTTCAGGAACTTCAATGTCCAGTGCCTGTGCGATGGATTTACGAATATCAACATCCCCCTCATCTGTATCTTCAAATAATTCGATGTCAAGTGGGAGTTCGTAGGCAGTAATCATGGTAGCTAAATTCTCTCTACCTATACGTGTGAGTTCATCCCATGTTGGCAAAGCATCCTTTTCTTTTTCAGCAACAGGAGCTCTACGAGATGTTCTTGCCGGTGGTTCTTTCTCAGCAGATTCTGATGCTCTGCGAGATGATCTTGCAGGAGGCTCTTTCTCTGCATCAGGTTCAGCTGACTTGCGAGATCTCTCTGAGCGTGATAGGGGCTCATCCTCAACATCATTTAATTTACCAGCATCAGGTTCGTCATCGATCCCGAAGAACTTATTGGAAAGCTCCTCATAGGGAAGAATAACCAAGATGTCATCAAGATTCGGAACTTCATCAAGTATCTTTTCATCGTAGGGCTCACGATCAGAAAAGATAATATTACGTGCCTCTGGGAATGGTTTACCTTTTTCTCCGATGGTATCCCATTTGAAACTAATCTCCAGCGTCTTGCCTTCATCTAAAGCTGGGAACACCTCGTTAGAATCATCCTCTTCCAACAGCTCCACTAGGATATCATGAAACATCTTCTTTGACATATCCCAAACGTGAGGGGTCTCCTCGTAGGCTTTCTGTCCCAGCGGAATGACTACATAAAGAGCTCTGTCCTTTGGATACAGTGGAACAGTTTCTGTTTTGGGAGCCCCCTGATCAAACAGCTTCTTCTGATAATCACAGATAGGGCACTTTTTCCCTACAGAGTGAGGGCAAACAACTGTGCTTGTCTTTCTGTCCGATCCAACATCTCTGTGAATCTTGAATGGACGATACCACCACTGATCCCCAACCATAGCTATTTCTAGACTAGGATTTTTACAAGGATGATTCGGATCTGTGATAACATACGGCAAGAAGTCCAGTTTTACCTTCTTCACTTCACTTTCAGCATTGTATACTTTGATCCCTCTTGGCAGATTTAAATAGCCAGAACTACTCCTAGCATTCTTTTGTGTCTGGGCATCAGAGTTAACCTTACCCCTAAAATTACTTTTTTTCTCTCTCATTGCTTTCTTTTTTTGCGTTAAAATATTCGTTTAGCTTTTTATCCAAAAATAAATCCAGTTGTTTCAGCCAGCCCTTCATCTGAACTTGGCTTAAGAAGAATACGAGACCTGTAAGAACAGCTCCTCCCAGTATAACGTAGATGGCTATAAGTAAGTTATCCATTACTTCCCTCTTTGTATGCGTGAGGAAATACCAGCATCCACTCTGCTTGCTTTTGCCTGACGAAGTTCCGTTAGGTTATGTGGGACTTTAGGGCCAGCAAAATACTGACCGAGATGAAGTTTTATAAGAGCCTCCAGCATATCCTTGCGTTGTTCGACAGCACGAATAGCTCCCTGAGCCATATCAGATTCATATTTAGCTTTTAAAAAGTCATCATAGGCTTTTTGATATTTTCTATCTGTCAGGATGGCACTGGATATTGCAGCCTCAGTAACCTTTCCTATATCATAATCTTCAGGTTTCTCTCTGATGTTTCTATCCAATTCAGCTCTAACTACATCAAGAGATTGTTTTGTATTATCCACAGCCATTCTCATTTCAGCTGAGTGTTTAGCATACCTCATCATAAGAGATGGTTGTTCAAGACATTCCAAATCTAAGGAATCTTCATCTATTCGTATGTCATTTTCGTAGTTCATTTTCGTTTGGTTTTATAGTACATTATACAAATTAAAAAGGACAAAATTCATCTACTTCGTATGTAGGATCATTTCGTAATTTTGTGTTGTCAGACAACGAGATCGCTCGTATGTTGTTAACAGTATAACCTTCCCAAGAACGAATCCTATCCACACTCAGCGAGGTCGCTGTCTTGCCCTTAAGTTCTCCGTAGCCTGTTTTCATACAAAAGTTACTAAATTGCTCAAGTGTCAAATCAAATGGTTTCCTTCTACGTTTGGCATTCATCTTTAGAGTGTCGTACCAATACTTCAGGGGATATTTCTCTCTGTACTTTTTGTTTTCACATGATCCACAGTATCTATGCCCTTTCCTTGCATCGTTCTTGCAATCCCTCGTCCAACACTTCATTTAATTAAATGATCAGTGAGTTTTTAGTTCTGATTGACTATCAACTTAAAGTTATCTCCAAATGTTTTCATATCTTAATTATTTTCTAGCAACAGCATAACAAGCATACACCAACTGATCCAAAGGATTGTCATAAAATGGATTCATGAATTCTTCCATGATCATTCCTGCATGATCATTCTCATCACTACCAAGTAAGGAATTAGTGCTGTATCTCAGTACAGCCCTTCTGATGCCTTCAGGTTCTTCATTCTTAAGTCCGCTTAAGATATTCCGGACTTTTTTCCACCCAGAACCATCCATTAAAGCTCGGCATAGTAAAATACACTCACTCTGCATTTCAGCCGACCTCTTGGCCACTTCTAATCTCCGCTCCAGCGGTACTTGAAGCACCTGATCCAGAATCTGCAAGGCTGCACGAGGATGACCTAAGCTGTCCTGAGCGATTTGCTCATATACCTCATCTGGAATAGTCTCCTTCTCCTCATGCAATATTCTGCGGAGCAGACCTTTCATTTGAGAATCTGACAATGGTTTCATCTGAAACTGGGTGCAGCGATCCATTATGGTTTTAAGTATATCTTTTGGATCTGTTGTACATAATATGAAAAATATATGCTTTGGTGTATCTTCAAAAACTTTCAGTAAAGCCGACATAAAATCCTTAGTTGCACGATGAAATTCATCCATGATAAAAACTCTACAAGCACCCTCCATTGGCTTGTAGTTTATCTTTGATAATATATCCCGTGCCGTTTCAATCCCTCGGAAGTCTGCTATATTGAGTTCTTTCAGATCATTACCCACACAACCCAGTCGCTCTGCGACAATTCGTGCTAAAGTCGTCTTCCCATTTCCTTTTGGCCCAGTGAAAAGAATCACGTGGGGACATTTATTGATGTCCTTTAAATACCCCTCAAGGGCTGTTACAACGTCCTGATTACCTTTTATCTGATCTAATGCTGACGGTCTGTATTTCTGGTATAGTGACATATTTATTATATTTTAGCTTTTAAATAGTTTCTACTTTGTTTATCGCACCAATTATTAACCCAGTGCCGAGGCTCAGAGCTGGACTGGTGTCCTTTGATGCTAAGAGCAATGACCTGTTCATACTTTGCTAAATGATTAAGAAGTAATTCACCTTCAACTTTGTATTTTTCAGTGACTGATTTGTTTATTATAATGGAACGAACCCCAGAGTTATCACAGTTTACAAACACCAGCTTTATGGGTTTATCTTTCAGGAGTTTTTCTATTATGTGAAATGCATTACAGCAGGACTTTAACTCAGCTTCAGTTGAATCGTTTATACTTTCTTTAAACACACCATGTCTTAGTATCCTTCCTCCATCGTAGGATATCCAGCATGCCCAGCCACCTTTCTTTATATCGTATTTGAAGGAAGCATCGCAGTTGATTGTAGCGACCTGTTCTGGAGGATATTTTTTGAGATTTGAAAACATGCTACATGATACAAATTATATTTTGAATAGATTCATGTTAGCCCATGAATCTCCAGCTGGAGATATCTTGGCCTCCACATCTATTGGAACCGATATCCACTTCCATGCATTAGGCAAATCCTCACACATTACCCTTCGGATGGTTTTATAAACATGCTCTGCTTCATCCGGGTGAACGTCCAAAACTAGTGAATCATGGATTTGCCCTACCAGACGAGTGTCCCAGTTCTCTTCTCTTTGAATTCTATCTATTTGAATCAGACTCCATAGGAGACAATGAAAAGCAGCACCCTGTACGGGATAGTTGATGCAGTCGTTTCTACTTATCACTCCACTACATCTAAAGCCCGTGTACATATCCAAATACCCGTACTTAAGATAGGTCTTATACCATCTCTCTTTCCACTCAGCATATTCAGCAAAACGAACTCCCCAGAAGTTATCCTCGATATCTTTTAGATGATCTGTAAACGCATCAAAGGATTTTATGCCTTTGCTAATCATGTGATCTGATATTGTACCTCCTTCAAAAGGGATACCCTGACCAGCTTTCCAGCGAGACTGTGGGAGTTTGCACCAGTTACTTACAATATTGATAGCACAGTTTTTATAATAGTCTCCATAAAATTGAGCAAAGACAAATGCACTTTTTGCTATAAATCGCAGGTTGGCATGATCAGGATTCTTTTTATCTAAGTTATCGAGTAAAAAGATCTGTTGAGCCATGTCCCGATGAAGATCTGATTTAGGATCCTTTATGTATTTAATCATCGTGGGATCCTTGTGATAACATGCACTAATTCTAACTTCCATACCACTTGTGTCCACTTCCATAAGTTGATTTCCTGGACGTGCAAAGAGTGCCCTACGGCAAACTTGCATCGATTCTTCATCTCGGTTGGGTATGTTTTGGAAATTAATATTAGAACTCGAATTATGAACACATATTTCATTAGCAAAGAAGTTGTGATAATCTTCCACTTCAATATCATAAACATCTACTATTTCCTTAATCCATTCTATTTTTGTTATTGTATGATTTCCAGGTACAAAAGATCCGAATTGATTAGCCCATTTTCTTTTAGTATCTATATCATATAAAGTATACAATTGAATAAGTCGATAATAGTTATGTCCTATTATTTTAGATACTGCTGGTCGGCCTAGTTTAGAGAGTTCCTTTAATTTTGACTTCCATATATATTTCCCATGTACATCATATCGTAATTTTACTTCTTGTATATCTATCTCATGACTTTTTACATACTTTTTAAATACTGAAAAATCATACTCTGCTTTAGTCATTTGCCCAGCAGACATAGCCAAGATTCGATAGCATGTGTATTTAGATAATCCGAGATAATTGAATGCATCTGCTCCTCTCCTAGCTGATCTTTTGTATACTCCTGCTTCTTTTGACTTTTGAATAGATATTTTATTATTTATTCTTGAGATAGGGCTTTGTAATGTATTTATAACATGAAGAGTGGCATGCTCAGATGCTGTCATTTTTATTAGATTACTTGGAGTATGATCTAAGTGTATTTCATTTTCATGATGCACTAAATCGCTATCATTTAAATCTCCAATTAACTGAGAGTAAATTAAACGATGCTCATGTATGCCCTTACCTCCTTTCAAATGACCTGTAAAACTTAATTTATCATCTTTTCTTGCACATGATAGTGTTCTTATTTTAGCAATATGCTTATCATCATCTTTTGTTCTAAAATCACCAATTAGATTCTGAGCTTGTACATAAGAACCATCTATTAATCTGATTAAGTGTTCTGGGGTAACATCCACATACCCCTTACCCCTACCATGTATAGAATAATAAACTCGGATAACTTCCCGATGTCCTGTTTTACCAGCCCATAATACTTTACGAATGGCTGGGTTTAAATTATTATCAAAACAATAAACATAATCTCCTTCTCGAATTTCTTCTATTGGTACTCCTTTAGGATATGATAAAAAATCACGTACAGCTAATACTAATGATCCCTTAGCTACACATGATCTAAAAGTACGAGCCAAATGCAGATTGAAAAAGGGATGGAGATATCCATTTACCTGTTCTCTGGCAAAGCCATCCAAGTTAGTATCTCTCAGACGTTCAATCTTAGCCTTGTCGGCAAGGATATTTAATTCTGGGATGTTTAGCTGTGCTAAGGCTTCCCCATCTGTAGATCCTACACCAGAGGCTGTGAGCTTTGCTGGCTTCAGCTTTTTGACATTGTACAGGAAGTTCCGAAGCTGAGCATCGCTGTTGATGTTTAGCTTTCCTTTTGTAGCTGTCTCCCACTCCTTGTAGAACTTAGTTTCTTTAAACTCATTCTCCAGCCTATTAATCTTTCGGGTCAGGTGGATTTTCTTTTCGTTGACGTAATCCATATCAACACGTATTCCAGCAGATTCCGCTCTTTGTAAGGCGAGCGTTCCGTCATGGAAAAGTTGATAGGCTTCGCTTGTTTTGGGGTTAATTTTCATCTTCTTCTTCTACAGAACGCATTGATTCATAAAAATCTATTTTAGCACATTCTAATATACCCATTGCATCTCGGAAATTCCACGATCCCCATAACAGGATATGAAATATCACGTGTTGTACAAAATCAGACTTATCTTCATCAGGCATAAGTTTAATGCTTTCCTCAATGAACGTGATCAATTCCATTTTATCTATCCCATCTTTGGTATATATCTTTTTGAAATGATCATCTGCTTTATTGAATCCCTCTAACTTCTTCTGAAGATCGGGAGTCATTTTTATAGTCTTTGTCATATCCTTATTTTATAGATGATACAAAATTAAAAAGGTAGTTCATTTTCCCAAATAAAATCCATTTGCAATTCTGCCAAGCGTCTCTCATAGATACTATCATAGCCACAGTACCTCATCAGCTTATTTCTACCACTTTCGGTAGCTGTCAGCGTTTGAATCTTATTTATTGCGTTGGCATTGTCATTGTCTGAGGCTTCCAGATACGGTTGAATTTCCGAGCTGTAATCTATTATACCAAACTGGATGTACGATTGAAACTTTAGTCCTGTGACACCTGTTCGATTATCCAAGATATGAGATGCCAGCATGGTGTCCCATATCCAGTTCTCAACAATTACATTCAATCGAACTTCGCTCCAAGTGTGCTCAAACTTCATATTCTGAGCCACCTTCCCCACTTCCTTTCGAAGTAGCAAATCCACAAACGGCTTTCGTTCCTTTCGAGTCTCAGGCATCATAAACACGTACACGTGGTTTGCTGTATCGGCCACTGAACAACAGATTATGCGGTGTCCAGTAGCGTGTGGCTTCAATCCAGTCGTTTCATAATCAAAAGTGATCCAGCCAGATGTGATCTTATCAAAGACAGACAGATCTGTTATAATCTCAATTTCTGGTTCTATGTACTCTGGCACAGGCATATCTATATGCTCCACCACCTGTTTCAGGTCTTGCATCCAGATGACCTCTTCTATGCCACTTTTAGATCGCTCAACCATAACAGGAGACAGCGTAGGACATATCCAAGCTGGCTGTCTGAGCATTGTAAAGTCGTGATCCGGAATAACAAAACCTCTCCATTTACTTATAGCACCCAAGTTCTTCTTCCACCGATGGCCGATCACACTAACAAGTGGAGCTTGTCCAAACAGAACTATTATGTGGGGTTTATACTCTTGAATGACCTGTAGGACGTTCCTTCGGCAGTTATCCAGTATCTGTGGCGTAGGCATCCCCGTAGGATGGCACATGCAGGCATTTATATTGAGGCAGTCCTCAAATAAATCAACCCCCAGTTTCTTATACATCTGTTGTAATAGCTGCCCTGATTTGCCCTGAAAGGGCTTCCCTGATCGATCATCCTGATCCCCAGGAAACTCACCTATATTCAGAATCTTCTTTTTGAAGTTTCCGTAGGGTTTCATCTTGGGAGACACCGAGTTTTTATATAGCCCACAGGAGATACAGCTACTGACCACTCCATTTGGTCGGCTGACAGACGAGGTCTGAGATGATGAAAAAAAAGATTTCATTTAAGTACTATTTTTAGTCTCATCCAAACAGTTAGGATCATGTTTGGAGCAAACTGATATTTAAAATTATCCCCTAATATTATTATAAACTCCTCCGAGATACTCAATGAGATATCGGGGAAGGGAACTTTGATTTGTGTATCAGTTAATGATATACATTCTGCAAATATGATCTTATATGTTGTAGGATTCCCCTTTGTAGTCCATGCTCTTTCATTCCTTGTTGTCAGTTCTACTGGCTTTAGTTTAGTGAATAAGTATTTGAAAACCCATTTTATCTTTTCGTCATGTGTGTACTTTCTTATCTGATAATCCTGAAAGAAGGGCTTCATCGAATGCTATTTAGAACATCATATAAGTCTCTTTGTGTTCCTATGGTTTTGGCAAACACGGAGATGTTGTTGGCTATTGCCAACTCAATCTCACACTTCATGCCGTGACTGATTTTAGGGCCATAAAGCCACAGCTCGTTTATAAAGCCAGCCTTCAAAAGAGCTACATCATTTTTAATGCCTCGTTTTCTTTCTTCAGGAATCAAATCGTTTAGCACTTGACAATCAACCACGTAGTGTGCAAACGGAAGTACGTCGGGCATCGTGAGATTGATCTCTCTCATGATATCCTTTATCTTTTGGAGGTTTCCTTCTACGTCTCCCGAAATTTGATGTCCAATGTATACAATCCTCATTAGGTATAGAATAAAGGTTTCAAACAGCGATCCTCATAGTTCCAAGTCAGCACTTCCGTCTTTTCTTTACGGACAGTGTTTGTGTTGTGATCCGACTGATTTACATTAGCCACAGATGTTTTTTGGTGGATTTCTTTTCTATGCCAACCATACCTATCGGTGTATTCCTGAAGAATTGTCTCAGGATATGAGCTCAGAAGAAACTTACCTTTTATATTTGAAAGTATCTCAAGAAGTGCAATAAAGTGATCCTCTGTGTAACCAGCATAATGTGATTGATTAGAAGAAACATAAGGAGGATCACAGTAGAAAAACACATCCCTACCGTCCTTCAGCTTGATGAGCTCCACAGCATCCCTTTGAAAGATCTCCACCCTCTTCAATCGGTTCATATACTGCTCGGTAAACGCATCCCGTTTGTTCATTGCTTTCTTAGCCTGAATGTCTTGGTTGGCAAAGCCAAAGCCACCCCCAATCTGAGATGCAAAGGTCATACAGGTCTGCACCCAGAAAGCCCATGCGTAGTCCACATCGTCTTTTGGTTCAATCTTCCCTTCCATGATTTCCTTCGTGTATTTATAAGGAATCTCGCTGTTGGCAGTGCTTCGGATCTTTTCCTGGAGTTCATAGAATTTATCAGACTGGCAGATCTTGTAGAAGTTAGTGATCCTGCCGTCCAAGTCGTTGATCACCTCGTGCTCGCTTTTCACTTTCGCAAAGAACACAGCACCACCACCTGTGAAGGGTTCAACATATTGTTTGTGCTTTGGGAACATTGGCAGTATATGCTTTAGCATCTTCTGCTTGCCTCCGTAATAGGTTATTGGAGTTCTCATATCAATCAGGAATTTTAACCAAGTTCTCATTTTCAATCTGCCAATCTCTGAATTCAGAAATTCTATTAGCTACATTTTCAACATGAAGTCCATCACAATCGTTTTTGACACATTCTTGTCTATATGCTAATAAAGTTCTATAAGAACAGATATCCTTTGCAGTCAGAACGAAGATCGGGATTCCTTTGGCTTCCGAATCTTCTATTATTTTCTTGTCTTTCGATGTCATCTACTTCTCAATTATAGCATTAATATACTTCCAGTTCTCTCCCTCAAACTTCAGCATGCTTCCGTTGTATACGCACACCTGTGTTTCCGAAAGGATGTCCCTGAGCAGATATGGAACGATAGTGAACTCGATAATCTCACCATCGTAGCTTGAGTTAGACTCCTCTTCGAACTTACCCGTTTCACTCTGAGACCTTAGCGTAATCCGTTTGTTCTCCAGCGTGACGGACACCTCTTCATTTACCACATCTCCCTGTTTTGCAAACACTGAAGCCCTGTCCAGAATATCCTTGATGGTCTTCGGGAACACAATCTCAACCCCCTCAACATTCAGAAACTGGGTTGTGTCAGGATAAGCATCTTCCAATATTCGACAGCTGAGAACGGTATCTGCCGCTGTGCGGAAATGTATCCACCCATCTCCCTCAGCGATTTCAATCGGAGTGATTTTGATCACCTCTCGTACGCTTGTAGCTGGAATTAAGAATGTTTTAACAGGTAGCTTTTTGGCAAGGGTGTATCGGGTGACCCGATAGTTATCTGAGCCCTCAACAAACCCTTTCTGGTTCACATGAACGCAGGTCAGGACGGGTTGGCTGGAATCGTGACTACAGGCAGCCATCGCAAACCTCAACGGTTTTATAAAGTCTTCAGGTAGCTTTAGCCATTCCCCTCTCTCCCCTATTGCCTTTATCGGGAGCTTGATCTCCTGCTGGAGCGTCAGCTCAGCCTTAGCCTTTCCTGCCGTCAGGATGATTGCCTTGTCTGATATGACAATCTCAATGTCATCCTTTTTTATCTTCCGCAGGAGCTGGTGGAGCTCTTCGGCTTTGATTGCACCTGTGATCGTCAGCCCTTCCACTGGGTGGCTTAGGCTGATCTCATCGTTGTAGGTTACCACTCTGCCCTCTACGAAGGCAAAGGAGTTGGCTTGCTCAATTACATCCTTGTTGGTGAGTCCTGGTTTCACTATTTCTAGTGCCTTAAGAAGTTCCTCTTTTTTCATAATCAATTATACAATTTTATTTTTACATATTTTTCATCCACTGAATTGTGCTTCGTCTAATCCTCCGATTAGCTAATTCAATATACTTAGGATTCAGTTCGATTCCTATATAGTTTTTAAATTGATTCCTAGATTCAACAGCAGTTGTACCTGAGCCTATAAAAGGATCGATCACAACTCCTCCTTTGGGACATCCTGCTTTTATCATGGGTCTAATTAACGTTTCAGGAAATACAGCAAAGTGACTTCCTTTAAAAGGCTTTGTGGGGATATCCCAGACATCTCTTTTACGACTTCCATTTGGATCAGGACGCATATCACGATCTCTATAAGTTTGCTGTCCTGTGCCAAAATCCCACATACTTTTACCATTAGCCTTTAGATTCTGACCCCCCCAACGATTCATAGGTTCTGTATAAGGCTCAAGTATGGCTTTGTAATCATAATAATATTGAGGTGATTTTGTTAATAAGAAAACATACTCATGACTTTTAGTAGGACGATCTGTAACGCTTTCTGGCATCGGATTCCTTTTATACCAAATCACATCTGATCTCAAATACCACCCATCTGTTCGCAATGCGAAAGCTGTCATCCAGGGAATGCCCACTAAGTCTTTCCCTTTCAAAGTATTGTTTTTGACATTTCTTTTTCCTGAAGCAGAATTCATCGTATGTGCTTCATTTGAAGATATTGTTTGCTTTACTTGATAATCAGTTTCTCCTCGATAGTTATAATAAGAATCACCTAAATTTAACCAGAAGATTCCATCATCTCTCAGGACTCGTTTTACTTCCCTGAAAATCTTAACTAACTTTTCTACATATTCTTCTGGTGTCTTTTCAAGACCAATTTGATTGTCTGTTCTTACAGCACCACACTTTTTACAAATGTTTTTATATTCAAAGACTGTATTTTCAAAGCAAGGTTGTGTTTTATTTCCTTGTTTATTTGTTCTTTGAATATGATCACACCCCATATCACCACCCTCCCATATAGCAGTATTATAATCTCTCAACCCCCAGTAAGGAGGAGAAGTCACACAGCAGTTAACTATTCCTGAAGGAATTGTTCTTAAAACATCAAGAGTATTTCCTTGATGTATTTTATTTATCCAAAGACTCAAATCAGGGCTGTTTCCTCTTTCCATTCAAAATGCAGGTTTCAGTAAACGTAAATTTTAAAAACGTAGGCTGGTTTAAGGGCACTTTCTGCCCTCCTACCACCAAAAGTGGTAGCTTTATACAGCTACCACTCCTTTCAGGCCAGAAAAGGCTAGATTTGGGTTAGGGTTATTTCTTTCCAGCCTTCACATACTTCCCATCAGCTCCCTTTACAACAAATCCGAGTTCAAGCAGAATCTGCATATAAAGCGAAGTGAAGGTTTTTGCTCCAGCAAGCGAGTCAGAACTGTACCTTGCATTCATCTGCTCTGACCATTCAGACATACTCAACGGTTTGCCCTCGGCATAGATCTCAGCAAATATCCCAGCCCTGGTTTTGCTTCCCTCTGGCTTGTCAGCTTTTGCTGGCTTATCCTTTACGACCTTTGCTGGCTTATCCTTTTCAAGAGATCCAATAATCTCTGCATCATCTTCAGGATTATCTTTTGGTGTAGCCTTTGCCTTAGTCTCATCTTTTACCTCGTTGACACCCTTGCTTTCGATGTTCTTCTCATGTATCTTTTCAGCAACCTCTGCGGAGTCCCCAGTAGATTCTTCTGCTCCACTAAGCATCTTCAACATTGCATCTTTGAGGATTCCTGCCGTTTTGTAACTTGACAGCTGGCCTCGGATCGACTTAAACTCGTCATTTGAAGTTGCTATGTCCTTGAGCTGGCTGAGACGCTGTGCGCCAGTAACCTCATCAAGAAGGGTCTCTTCCGGTTCTTCAGCTGGAGGATCAACCACTGCATCCCCATAAAGGTCTGGGGCAAATTCATGAATGACAGCTTTCTCTTCCGCTGTGAAGTGCTCTCCGTCCCTCGGTTCAATAAAGCCAACGGCCTCAGTTACGATTGCCGTGATATCAGCCTCGCTAGCATCTTCTTCAATTACAACTGGTACTTTCTCACCCTGTGCGTTTGGAGCTTTCAGCTCAAGAACACGGATGAGTGCGTTTGCTGCAAGTAAAATTTCAATTCTAGTTAACGTTTTCATTTTTCAAATTTTTATTAGTTTACAATTTTAGTTTTCAAATATACAAAATACAGATCATTATACAAATTTTATTTTTAAGTATTAGAAGTAGCTTGATATGAAGGGACGTCCCCTGCGAAGATTCTGAAGAACAGTGACTTCATTCCCAACATTGAAGTCCCCCTCACGAACCAGAAGTTCTCCGATCCGAAGTAATCCGATTCTCTTCTCTCGTCCTTTTGGATCTTGATTAAGTGTGTAGCAGGCGGTCACATGAGCATATTTCCTCTTGTCCTCAGAGAAGTTACTCATCTTGAGTTTGTTAGCATCATACGCTTTCGCATCTGCCTGAGTAGCGGTAATAACCAACGGCTGACCCTTCTCCTGTGACAGCCTACGGAGGTCTTTCCAGATCTCATTTTGGAGATGTCGGAATTCTTTAGTCTCCCCCACTAACAGGTCTGCGTAGTCGATGACAATCAAATCAGGTATCCAATCATCCTGCTTTTCCCAAACAGATAACATGGCTCGGATCTGCTTAACGGACAAAGTCCCATTGGCGTGGCTGGAGAGTTTGAAATGTCGTTTGTGCTTTATAAAAAAATCAGATAGAACTTTCTTAGCCTCCTCCGCTTCCAGCGGAACATTGCCTACATCAACCTTTTGAATCCAAACAGCGCCCAGTGCTTTGTTGTCATATTCATCGCAGGCCGTGCAGGGTTTATAATCAGGGGATGCTTCATAGGCTTCAATCAAGTCCTCGATAGAAACCTCCTGTTTAAAGAATTCTCTCTGTTCCCCTTTAAAAACCCCTCCTTCGCTGGTCTGCTCTTCACATTTACAATTACCCATTTGATTTAAAATACAGTCTCGGACAGGTTCCCACATCTCCCCACAGTAGCGTTGCTGATCCGACTTTTTTGCCAAGTAGATACAGATTCTTTTTATCTGCTGTGCTTCCGTCATATCCCCAGCTTGGAAAAAACAAACATTCTTCCCCCCCTTACAAGCTCGGATGGCCATGTCCATTAGCAAAAACGTTTTTCCCCTCTTTTCGCTCGCCATAATAGCCACCAGTCCCCCCTTGACAAGCTGGGAGTTCCAAAATGCTCCCAGTTGCTTTGGGTAGGTCAAAATAGGAACGTTGGTTATATTAAATGCCTTTTCTACTCTGTCCAGTGAAACATCACTACTCAAATCCAAATCTGACTCTGATGCATTGACTATTGGTTTGTAATCAAGAATTAATTTTTCAGCTTCTGCTATATTGCCTTTATGAAGATGCCCTTGTCCATTATTTAAAAGTAAATATAAATTACGCTCCTGAAAATATTTCTGAGTTTCATCTACAGCATACTGAATATTAAATGAATTTAAATCTTCATATTTTTTACTGATCTCATTAAGTATATCCTCTATATCTTTAGCATCTGCTTCCGATAAATTTTTACTTCGTGTATAAAAGATATTTTCAATTTCTATATTTCCTGGTGCTTTATTATAATGATCAAAATAAGCCCATATCCATCCAGCTATGCGTTTAGCTGGTGGAGAAGCTATATATTGAATATTCCAGCTATTTTGAATTTGCTGTAGATACTCAGTCGAGGTTATTAGACCAGTTATAATTAATATCTCTGATCTATCTTTCTCATCATTTAGTTTTGACATTCTATTTTAGTCTATTTGTTGTCCCTTTTTGTTTCTATAAAAACCATCCTCACCACGATAGTACCATTCCCCGTCCTGCATTTTCCGGATTGGGTTTTCTTTATCAAACTGAATAAAACTAGCTATTGTTGGGGTTGGGTAATTATAAGAATCAATAACACCCTTGACAGCATTATCAATTCGGGCATCAGTAAATCCATTAGCTTTAAAACGCCCACAGAGGATATCTAAAAATCCAGGAGTTAAAGATGGAAATGTGTTTTTAATCATTTCCATATTTTTTATCAAACACTCAGTTGTTATTGTTTCCATATTTTTCAGCTGTTTTTTTAATATCTTCAAATGTAGTATTCCCATGCACTATTTTCTTTTTTTGTTTTAATTCAAAGAATCCAGAATAATTATTGCTAATAGCATCTTCTATTATATCTTTTGCTATATTAGCATCTCTTTCAGATAATCTCATTAGTTTTCTAAATGCAGTAGTTGTAGAATCTTTATCTTTATAAGATTCTCTTCTGTTTCTTTTATAATGTAGCCATCTTAAAAATGTGTCATAAAATTCAGGCTGTATTTCCATGTCCTTAACCATGTCCTTATCCTTATCCTTATCCTTAGCCCCTTTTAAGGGGCTTGGAAGGGGCTTGTTTTCTTTTTTTATTTTTTCCAGAAGATTATACGTTTTTAAAATATTAAGCACTGAATTATGAGCTCTATTAACTTCACTTAATTCCCCATACTGTATATCTATAAATGAAGGAATAAACCATCTCTGACCATTATCAACTTCGATAATTCTCTGTTCATCTGTATTAAAGTACTTTAAAGCATCTGTTTTATTTACAGGCATATCCTTACCTAAGTATAATTGAGCTACTTCAAAATCAACAATCCATATACCGGCATGATCGCAGTCATGGTACAGATAATCCCAAAGGAGCTTATAAGCCCCTTGTAAGCCCCTTATAAAGGGCTTCTTATACTTATTAGTGTCTGTAAATCTTTTAGCCATTTTGATTCTATTTTATAAAATCAATTAATTTTGATGTATCTTCCTTATCTATGGCAAATACTTGACTTGTATTATGTGTGTTATTAGTAAGTATCATTGATATATATTGATCATATTCGGGTATTATATTTACATTAGTTGATTGTGTGATTTTATATACTCTAAGTGAAGCATTCTCCTCACTTATTATATTAAACAGAAGGGCTTCTATTTTATTTATTTTATATTGATGGTATTTATCTTTTGTGACTTCTAATGTTGCATGGCAGTATTTACAAACTGTAGTTAAATCATCATTTTCATACTCCCACGGCTTCCTGTTTGCTTTATATTTTTTGTGATGGACGTGGAGTGTAGTTTCTTTATCATGGCATATTTGACAAGTAAAATCATCTCTTTGTAAAATTTCAAGTCTTTTTCTTTGCCAATCTGGATGCTTTAGTAGTTCAGAGTAATTTGAATCTTTAGGTTTGTTTTCTTTAGATAGGCAGTTATCTGATATTTCACAATCTACACATAGTCCAAATCTCCATACATCATATATTGAATTATATTTATGTACATGTGGGCATTCACTTTTTTTAATTGAATTAGATCTTTCCATAATTATATAAGATAAAGCCCCTACCAAGCAATAAAAAACCACGCAAACCCCAGAGCGACCTGTACTGTTTTTGTGGTAATTTATGCCGGTAAGGGCAATATGTCAAAAAGACGTTATTTTTATTTTTCATATTCGCTCTGAGATAAGTACACCACAAACATAAACTTTAAATTTATAAACTAAGGAATTATACAAAAAAGAAAGTTATCAAAACGAAAAAAGCCAGACTAGGACTCTGGGCAGAGCCCATATCCCAATCTGGCAATCATCAATCCATGTCCCGTTCTGCTTCAATCTCTTTTAGTTTATTCCGAAGACTAAGTCGTTCTAAGCATCTATCAACATCAAGATTCTCAGGGGAGAATTCATCTGAGTCATCATCCTGATAAGAGATTACTGTACCATCCTTCGGTTCTTTAGATTTGCCGTCACGACAGCCTTTGATCAGCAAGCTGACAGCTCCCAAGAGAGAGACTCCTGTAATAATAATTAGTGTTTTCATATTTTAGATTTTAGGTATTGTGTCGCAATGAAATACTCGTTTGCACTCTGGGGCATTAAATGTAGAGTGGACGTACCCATGATAGTACATCAGTCGTTTCCACCCAGCATCCCAAGCACGAAGGCATCCACAATGTTCACATCGGTGTCTGCGAAAGCCATCCTGCTTTATCCACTTGTGGCGGAGTAGCTTTCTCATCTCCAGCGGGGTTTCTGATGTTTGTAGACTTCACTGATAGCCCATGCTAGGATAAATAATACCATGAGCAGTCCGATGTAAAGGAAAATTCCTGTTTTCATATTATATACAATTTTCAAGTTCTTTGATCCACTTGGTGTCTTTTATGTTCTCGTGTAGGATGTGTAGGGCTTTGATTAGCTCATCGTACGTTTTTCCTGTTACCAGTTGAGATTCCGGATTGGGTATATTAGCATATGCATTCATAGCTTCCCAACCACTTGTAAAAAATAACTCTCTGACAACTGTCAGTTTGTGATTTTTTAAAATACATAGGTATAGAATACCTCTTGTAGAAATCGGGACTTCTGTTCCTAAGATGGTTTGTAGTTCTTTCATATCAGTATCTGTTTTACTAAATAATTAGCTTCCTGTTGTTTCATCCCCCCAGGATCACCCACGATAGGGATTCGGAAGGCATCGATGCCTCGGAACTTGAGCTCGCTCACCAGCTGGTTCGCCTGAGCGACAGCCTGTGGCTCGTTATCAAAGCACACAGCCACTCGTTTAAACGATCTAGCGATCACCCGTACCTGTTCAGCTGTGTACTTTATCCCGAAGGTGGCGCAGGCTGTCAAGCCAAATCGCCAGACGTCAGTTATTCCCTCGCAAACAATGCCTGTAGATTCCCAGTGCTTTTGAGATCCGTAGAGTATGTTTTTATGATGCACAACTTCCCTGTCCTCTGGGCAGGTGATGTAGCGCAGATCACTTTTGCCTGTCACATCCCTTCCCTGAAAGGATACCTGTCGACCATCCCAGAGTATAGGTGCAATCACCCTGTGCTTGAAGTCGATGTCGTCGAGTTTGCTTACTGGCCCAGTGCCAAGCAGATGCCAGTCGTACTCTAATTGCTCAGAATCAAATCGCCTGTGTTCCAAGTAGCTTATGTGATTATGGGCTAAGGGATAAGTACCTGATGGGAGTTGATGTGGCTTGGTGTTTGTTTTTACTACGGTCTCTGGAGGGGTGTAGGATGATACTCCACCATATTTTCTAATGATATTTTTAGCCTCTCGGTAGTCCACGTTGAGGAGCTTGGCTATCGTATCTGTGGTTTTGTGTGCACCACAACGCCAACAGCTGAAAAATTCATCATCTAGATTCCAGCCGAGGTGATCGGATGCGTCTTCACAATGGATGCACCTCATACCAATCCATCCCGCATGGACGTTTTTCCCTTCAGTGGAATATGGAATGTTGTAATCGGTGAGTAATTGAATGACGTCCATTATGAATTAGATTTATCCCATTCTTTAAAGTCAGGCATCATAATATTATCATCAACTATTTTAAAATATTTCTCTTTCCAGTTTGTCCCAGCATCAAAAGCATCTCTTTTTATTGAGTCTACTTCTTCTTTTGTCCAACTTTTTTTCTCCTTGATGTATTTAGCATAATCAAGACTTCTTGGACAATACCAGTTTTCAGTACGGTGAGTCACAAACTCCGATAGGTCATGAATTAGAGTAGTAGCTAGTTCTTTCTTATGTTCAGGATTATCTTCACACCAATGAATCAATCCCACCATACCATCTAGTGTTTCTTGAAACTTTATACCTGTAGGGAAGAATTGAATACAGAGTTGATTAACTCCTTTTATTAATCCTTTGTTTCCTGTTTCTTTTACTAAACTAGTAACTGTATCAATTACTAATCTTCTTTTTTGTGCGTTGTTCATGATTTCTATTTATTTAACGTAAATAAATCTACCTCTTTTTAAGATATAAAAGGTGTCAGCTTTCATTTTCTTCCCATCAATCTTTGCTGTTTTGATGTTTTTAATAACACCATCATCATTTCTTTCAGCAAGAACAATCCAGGAATCTAAGGATGCCTTAGCTTTGTTTTGATAGCCCAATCCGCATGCTACTGATTCTTTTCCGATAACGGAAGAGGAAGAATAATGACCTGAAGTAGAAGACATAGCTTGGTCTCCTGTGGCTTGCGATCCAGCTTGGTATCCTGTGGCTTGCGATCCAGCTTGGTTTCCTGTGGCTTGCGATCCAGCTTGGTTTCCTGTGGCTTGCGATCCAGCTTGGTTTCCTGTGGCTTGCGATCCAGCTTGGTCTCCTGTGGCTTGCGATCCAGCTCGGTTTCCTGTGGCTTGCGATCCAGCTCGGTCTCCTGTGGCTTGCGATCCAGCTTGGTCTCCTGTG